ACTACATCATTAATTTTATAACGTGTTGTAACAGCCCAGTCTGATTTGTATTCAATGCCTTTGTGTAAGTAATCCCACTTAGCTTGATCTGCTTCTAATCCTTCTGCTTCTGTTGCAGCACTAGTATGACCTGTATTTGCAACATAAAGTGTGCCGCCAAAGCGAACAATGTCATTAACTCTATAACGAGTATCTACATCCCATTCACCTGTCCAATAAAAGCCTTCTGAAAATATATCCCAATTAGCTTGATCTAATTCTAATCCTTCTGCTTCTGTTGCAGCACTAGTGTGTTCTTGTGTACATATGTAAACTGTGCCATTGTACTTTACAATGTCATTAACTTTATAGCGAGTTCCTGTAAACCAATTTGTTTTATAATCAAAGCCTTCTGCATAAAGATCCCACTTGGCTTGATCTGCTTCTAATCCGTCATCTGCATTTAGTGTACTTGTATGTGCTTCATTACAGACATATAAGTATCCGCCATATTTTACAATATCATTTACTTTGTAGTATGTTTCTACAAGCCAATTTGATTTCCAATCAGTACCATCTGAAATTTTATTCCAATATATTGATTGCGAATCTGTAAACATTGTCGGAGCAGTATGGCCTGCAATGCATACATATGTGTTTCCGCCATTGCGAACAATATCGTCTTTGTAGTAGACTGTAGAAGCTGCCCAGTCGCCCTTCCAAATAAATCTAATTCTACCTAATTTAAACTCTGCCATTTAAAAACTCCGCTCTATTTAATATATTTATCATTATGCTTACTTTCCGGACGCAAAGAACATTTGTGCTAAGTAATCGCCGTCTATTCCATCTGTCATATCAACATCTACAGGAATATTTATGTCAAGTCCTGAGGTTGTTGAAATACTACTTCCTGTTATTTTTACTTGTCCTGCAAATAATGTATTTGTTACTGCATCTGCGCCGCCTCCGGATATTCTACTTTGTAGATATTCTTGAATAGCTGCTTCTGTAGGAACAATATTATTTGAGTTAGCTGCAAATGTTGGTTCTTTACTAAACTCTCTAATCACAACTGCACTTCCGCCTAACTGAACTCCGCCTAAACTAAGTTCTTCTAGTCCCGATAGTTCAAAGAAATCAGCATTAATAGATACAACTCCAGTTGCCTGTTCAACTGCAAACAATTCACCAACTCGGAAGTTACCGTCTTGGTCAGTTGATGTATAGAACACTCTACCGCCGCCTTCTTGAGTAACTTCGTTAAACGGTTGCGGTTCATTTTCAGAAACATATCCTTCAAGATACAGCTGAGGATATGCTGTACTAGTTGTGTTACCGGAACCGATGTCCAAGAAGTCGTGTCCTGTTAGACGTACCTGACTGTATAATTCTCTTAATATCAAAGTCTCATTATGGTCTGGTGAGTTTTCATTAGTCAATGGCGGACTAACTTCAATAGTTACGTCAAAGTTAGGCGATGTTCCTGACTGCGACACAATCTTCGTTAGTCTATAGTTAATGTCATTAATTCCGTTGATAACAACGTTTGCACCAGGTCCGGGAACTAATGACACATTCTTAAGATTTATACGTTTCCCAGTTTGATAAATGTCTGCAAATCCGTCTCCTGTAATTTCTGCTGTAGCAGTAACATATCCTTCACCTCTATTTGTAAACACAGGTTGCGGTAATACACCATCGAATATTCTCGGTGCATCTAATGCATCAATAGTATTTTCGTTATCAAATACTAATACTCCTGGAGTTGATGTATAGTTGGATCCGGGATCATATATTGTAAAGTTTTGAATTCTACTCGAACTTACTGCTACTCTTGATACAGCACCTGCACCAGAAGCATATTTGTAAACATCGTTAGAGTTTTGATTCCAATTCCACAATTCGTTATCGAGAGCATATACTCCGTCTACAGGTGATTGTATTGTAAATTGTGTACTATCTTCATCAAAGAATTTCCAAGTATACCCGTCTTTAGATCTAGCAATAACTTGAGTTCCGGTTGTATCAGGCCAAGCTAAAAATTGACCATTTTGATAAACTACTCTAAAAAAAGCAGATACAATAGGTAAGTTTGATAAATGACCATCATCGTTATACCAAGTTATGCCGTCAAAACTATAAGCAGCTTTAACCTCGTTTCCTGTACCTCTACCTACTGCAACAAATCTTCCATTTCCGTAAGTAAGATCGTCCCACTCAATATTAATAGGTAAAAGTGTTAAACTTTCGGTCCAAGAATTTCCGTTATCAGTAGAATACGCACCTTTGCCGTCTTGTTTTATAACTACCCAAGTGCTGTTACCGTAAGCTATACCTGTAGTAGATGCGCCGCCGCCGATAGTTGAGAAAGAATTAACAGATAAGTTGCCTCCATTTTCATCAAATGTTTGCCAAAGACTAGCATTTCCGTCAATGGCAATATGATTACCAATGTCTGTGTTTACTGCCATAACAACATATTGGTTAGCTGATAAACCTATACTACTCCAACTGTTTGAATTTGTATTATATCTATAAACTGTATTGTTATTTTGATATAAGAAATAAGCACTTGTGTTATATGTTGTTACCATTTTTGGATAATTATTAAAAAATCCAGTTCCGGTTATATCAGACACATTAGAAACAAAACTAGTTCCGTTTGTACTAATTGCAGAATCGCCATTTTCGTTTACTGCTATGTAAGTACCGTCAACATACGCCATACTTAATATACTAGAACTACTTGCAAAAGTTCCAGGCCAAGATAATGTATTTGTAGATTCTGTCCAACCTGGATCATCAATAATTACTCTTGGTTCTAAACTATATCTAGTAGTTGAATTTAACTCAGTTTCGATTGGTCTGCCTGGATATAAGTTTTCCCATCCATTAGTATCGTTGTATTCTTTACTGATGATTGCAACTTTAGTTGTTTCGTTGTATCCACTAATATAGCCATATTGTCCTACACCTTTACCAGAAACAATTACAATTCTCATTCCTATATATTTTTCAGGTGTACCAGTGTCGTCTGATGCAGCTAGTATTATTGATCCAGTATCTCCGCCTTGGGCATTGTTAAGCAAATATTGATAATTTATTCCGCCCGGTGTGCTTGAATCAGAAGGATCAATTAATCTAATTTGTGATATAGCATTATCTCTATATTCTTCGTACACTACATTTGCATTAATTCCTGTGCCTGCTATTGTGCCAGTTGCACTAGTGTAATTTTGGCCAGCATGTTCATAACCAAATGCAATTAATTCATTACCATTAGTGTGTACTATATCTACTTGTGCTTCTAGTGTTTGGTTATTTATTTCAGCAGTAATCGGTGTTTCAGTTAAACTAAATCCTTCTGCTCTAGAACCGTATGTACCATAAGAATTGTTACCATTTGTAGCACGTAAGATTCCGCCGTTTTGCGCAAAGTATCCAATATAACAAAAATATGTAAACACACTTACAAGTTCTGATCTGCCGCCATTTAGTGCCCAATAACCAATACCGTCACTTATTACTTGTGTAAAATCATTTGCTACTATGGATTTATTACCGCTGTCGTGTAAACTACCGTCAATTTTCATACCAACACATGCTGTGCCAAAAGCAGTAACATTTTGAACATAACACGATTTATTAGTAATCCATACACTTTCGTCGTCTGATCCTGTTCCTGGATCGAGACTTACATATGCTCCACCTGTAGGAAGTCGAGTATTATATTCATTTCCTCCAATTGGCAAATCTCCTGATAGCCCTTGAAGTGTCATGTTTCTTATTCCACTACCATTATTAACGAAGAACATGTGACTAGTTTCGTATCCAGCAGCTGGTGTAATCACGGTACTTCTTAATTCGTCGCCGACTAATGCACAATTTCTAGGAACTTTAATAGGCAATATCTCTTCATATATTCCAGTTTTAATAAAAATAGTACTATTAGTAGTATTAGTATCGACATTATTTAAAACATATTCACATGCATACTTTACAGTTCTAAACGGAGTGTTTAATGACTTTCCGGCATATGATTCGTCAATTCCGTCTATGCTTACATAAAAAACATTTTCTACAACTTCAAAATCTTGCCAATTAATAATAGATCCAGATGAAGATAGTACAGAACCTGCATTACCAATAGCATTGCGTATAGTTGATAATCCGTCGTGTGTTCTTAAATCGCCTATTGAGGTTAATACATTACTAGAAGTGCCTTGTAATAGAACTCTCCAATAATTTTCATTTGTATTTTCAATATCTAAATCTGGACGATTATCACTTTCAATTCCTAAATGTTCATTAATACAAATATATGCTGTACCTGCGTAAGTAACTACATCACCTAAATGGTATTCAGTATTATCTGTCCATTCTTTTTTCCATTTTCGACCTGTTACTAAAATTTGCCATTTAGAATCATCTGTATTTGGTTTTACAGCAGTACTGTCGCCTACTGCAATATAAAGATACCCCTGGTCTCTTATAACATTGCCAGTTTTATATGAAGTTATTTCTGACCAGTCGCCTAAGTGTGTGTAACCTGCAACTAGTAATTCCCAGTCTCCTGTGTCTTGCAATATGCCATTTACACTAGGTACACTATTTAAATTGTTAGTTAACGCAGTATATGTATATCCGCCATATAAAACAATATCACCTTTTTTATATTCTGTAGCACTTTCCCATAAACTTTCATATGTTAACCCAGGTATATATACTTCCCAATTAGATTGATCTTCTCTTAATGTTGTAGTTGAAGTGTGTCCTTGTAAAGCTCTCCATAAAACACTGCCACTTTTAACAATGTCATATTTTTTATATCTAGTTGTAGTAGTCCAGTCGCCTTTATATTCAATACCTTCTACAAATATTTCCCACTTATTTTGATCTTCTTCAAGACCTAATGCTAATGTTTCTGCACTAGTATGTCCAGTTAAACATCGATAACTAATAGCACCGTATTTTACAATATCTTTAGCAACGTATCTAGTGTTAGTTTCCCAATCAGCTTGCCAACTATCTGAGGTAGTTAAAATAGTCCAACTTGGCTGATTATCTTCTAGACCAAGTGCTTCGTCTGCTGCTGATTGATGTTTGGAAGAACAAATATAAACAATACCGTTGTTTCTAACAACATCTCCTAGATCATAATATGTATCAATTGTCCATTCATTTAGCCAATTATATGTAGTTGCAACAATTTTCCAATTTGATATATCTGCAGGCAAGCCTAAATTATTTACAATAGTTGAAGTGTGTGCTGTTACACATTCATATACATATCCTTTAAACTTTACTATATCACCAGGTGTATAATACGTTTCGCTTGTCCATACATTTTTCCAAGCTTTTCCGTCAAACATTAATTCCCATTTTGAATTAGCATCATTAAGGTCAGTACTTAAATTATCAGTATTTGATGTATGTCCGATCAAACAAACATATGCTTTACCATTGTAGTAAACAATATCGTCTTTGGTATAAGCTGTGTCACCTGTCCAATCACCTTTCCATCTAAATCTGATTCTATCTAAATTAAAATTTGCCATTTTCTACTCTCTTATAATCCGTTAGACGATGAATTTTCATCGTATGTGAAACTGTGGTTTACTCTTGCTATTAATTCGCCTTCGTCGTTTACATAGTAAGATATGTTGCGACCATCCCAACGAAATTGTTCATAATTTAAATTTTCATATACTAAATTATGATCAACATCTCTTCCTTCATAAAAATCTTGTCCTTCTTCAAAACTAGAATAGTTTTGTGACGGATCTCCGGGTTTATTTATTGTAATCTCGTCAACGGTTGACATCTGATCTATTTTACCAATAAACAACTCGCCGTCGTCAGTTCTACGTAGACCGTAAAAATATCGATCAGGTATTGCGCCGTTTATGTGATCTGGTGTTGTTCCTGTGTAATTTGACATAACTTTTCCTTATACAATATCTACGTAACTAATAACTGCATCTAGTGCGTTGTCGCCACTAGCAACTAAATATAATTGATTAGTTGGAGCAAGTATTAATTTTTCGCCTGCTGCCAGTGCTTTTAAACTACTATTCGGTGGTATCATAACATCTTTCATTAAATAACCTTCAACACTTGTATCGTCATGCACTAATACACTTGCATAAACAATAAAATCTGTTAGATTAGCTAAATTAAGTCCAATTATAGTTGAACGTGTAACAGCATCTGTTTCTATTGCAAGGATAGGAACATTTCCTACTTCTTTAACTACTTTGTTTTTAAATTGTGTTGCCATTTCTTTATCCTAAAGTTAATACATATTCAATTGCTAGATCTTCTGCTGCGTTTACACTAATCGATCCTGTTGCACCTGCAACAGATACCCAACTAAATCCATCCCAAATTTCAAGATATCTTTGTTCAGTGTTATATCTTGTCATACCAGTTTCGCGATAAGCTTCTTCTGGACGCTCACCATTAGACCCAACTGGTACAACAAATCCACCTGTACCTTCAATCTTAAAATATCCACTTCCGCTTTGTTGAAAATAAAGTATACCGTCTGGTGTTCTATTAGTTATTGAACTATCTTTAAATGATAGTTCGTCTATTACAACTTCGCCTGTACCATTAGCACTTAATACTAAGTCAGTGTTAGTAGTTGTTGTTTCAATAACATTTCCATCAATTGTTATATCGTCAACAACAATTTTAGGTGTATTCAATCTATTTTCGTCAATGTCTACAACTTGACTGCCGCCAACATAAAATCTTAGGGTATCGTCATTTGCACCAGGAGTTGCTTCTGCTGTAATGTATGTGTCTAAGTCTAGATCATATATACCATTGAGTGCAATCCAGTTTCCGTCATACCCTTCAAATAAATTTGTATCAGTATTATAACGAATCATACCTAGTTCAGGAGTTGGACGACTTGCTGTATTTCCTGACGGAAGTTGTAGTGAACCGGTGCTGTTTATTCTAATAATGCCACTATCTGCATCTAAATCAAGATCGCCGCTTAGACTCTCAATAGTGTTGCCGCTTATTCTTAAATTGCCAGTATCTATTCTATCACCAGTGATAGTAGTTGTACTGCCAGCAGTATTAATAGTTAAACCGCTGGTTGTATCAATATTAAATTCTGAACTAGTAAAGTCAACGGTTCCGTCTGCTTGATTTACATAAAAGAACTCACCAACTCTAAAGTCACCTCTATGGTCAACTGAACTATATCTTATTTTTGCATTGTTTAGCTCAACTACTTCGTTTGCTTGTATGACGGTATTTGGATCGTTATCAACTTCTTTGCCATTACCAATATATGCAAAGTTTTGACTGATCAAATACATTAATACGCCGTTGCCGTCGCCGTAAGCACCATAGTTACCGTAGATACTTGCACTAGCAATTGAGCGAAGTTCGCCGCCGAAGTCTGTTCTATCTACAAGTGATATATAACCGGCAGTTGCTCCTCCACTAAATCTTAGATCCTGCGAGTTTAGTGCATCGTCTTCTATTACATTTGAACTATCATCACCATTAAAGTGAAGCAGCAATACTGTATTAGTGTCACTAGTAAACTCTGCTAGCGGAACACCAAAGTTAGCATTATATCTTGCTAAACCTTTTGATATTCTTACTTCATCAATATATCCTTCAAAGAATGATAAAGCACCGGTATATAATGCTCCGATTATTAAAGGTTTTGCAACACCGTAATCTGTATTGTCTGTCCATGAACCGACACTAGTACCATCAACATAAAGTGTTCCGGTTGTACCGTTTCTTACATAAGCTAAATGATTCCATGTGTTAATTGTTAGGTCAGAACTACCTGTTATTTGATAAGCGCCATCAATATATACTTGAGGTGTTAGGCCATTTAAATTTATAGATACTGCATTATCAACAATTGCTCCGGCTCTAAAATCAAATATTCTAGATACTTGCGATGATGTTGGATAAACCCATGTTTCTATAGTAAAGTCGTCTGTTCCAAATCCAAAATCATTATTAGCAGCAATACTTAGATAATCATCAACGCCATCTAAAAATAAACTACTTGCGCCAAACTTTGCTTGATCTGTTTCTAGAGCAGCATTACCGTAACTGGTGATAGACTTTCCGCCACGCTCGCCAGCTTCTTCTAATCCTGTTAAATTTCCTGTGATATAAAATTTATCATCAGCATCAACACTATCAATAGTTCCACTTGCTAATAGTGTAACACCGTCAGTGTCGTAATATTCAAATGTTTCGCCTGCAACAAACGATCCGTCTAATCCGTCTACTCTAACAGCAGTTTGACCAGTTCCTTTTAAACCGGTTGCACCGTCTAGCGCATACAAACCTTTGTCTGCAAAATAAGTAAAACAATTTAACCATTCGACTCTTGCGCCGTTAGTAATAGTAAGTGCATCAACTCCCGGTGTAATAAACGTTACACTATGAAATAACATTGCTGCTTCTCTAGAAGCAGCATCAACTGCACTACCATCTATAAGTGCACCTTTACCAGCGTCTCCTTGATCAAATCCTCTTGGATCTTCTGATGATGTTATACTGCCTTGAGTAATTACACTTATGTTTCTTACATACGGAGAGCGTGTTTGTACGTTACACCCCGGAGCAAACTTAAATGCGTAACCATCATCGTTTATACTATCGTAGTAAAAATCTGCAATAGTAATATCTTCAACCGTAGTTTCTCCGTTAAGCATAAATGCATCATTTGACTGGGTTGCAGTTGTAGGTACAATTTTAACACTTCTAATGCTGTGTCCTTTAACCGTAACTCCAGCAGGAACCGTCATCGGAAACGTTTCTTCGTATACTCCTGGGTAAATGTGGATAGTATCACCGGCAGTAGCCTGTGTTAGTGCGTATGTTAAACTTCTGTAAGGATCGTTTGGGTGATCTCCGCTATACGTATCGTCGCCATTTTCAGCAACATAGAGTATATTTCCTTGACGTAATGCAAGGTCAACTCCGTCAACTTCTAGTGCTGTTGTAGTAACCGTTCCTGCAAAAAAGTTGTCTGTATGCACATCAGCCCATTGTTTTCCGCCACTAGCTGGATCACTACCTAAAGAATATACTCCAGTTACATCAGGAATAATATTACTTGCAATTTCTGCGTTGAATGTAACATTATCCGTGTCGGCATCACCGAGTGTAATATTGCCTTCTGCTGTAACCGTGCCACTAGCAGTAATATTACCATAGACGTTTGTGTCTGCAAAAACTTCAACAGAACCTGTACCGTTTGGACTTAAATTAATATTTTTGTTATTGTTGTTAGTACTAATAACATTATTTTCAACATCAAAATCATCAATAACAAGTTTATTTTGATAGACAACATTGTTAGCAGTACCCAAAGAAAGTGTACTTGTGTTAGAAAATATTTGATTACCAACAATAGATACATCTGCAATATCTGCTCGTGTAGCAATTTCTAATTGTGGTGCTCGTGTTGTTCCAACAACGTCTAAGTCATATTGAGGAGTATCATTGTTAATACCGATACGGCTGTTATTAACATCTAGATATAGTAAATCGTTCTCAAAGGCTAAGTTTACGTTTTCACGTAAAAGGTTTGCCTTTAAGAGCGGACCACTTATGCGACCTATAGCCATCTCTTCTCCTCAATACGGGGATCCTGTCCCTCTAGCCAAATTCTCATCCCTAAGGCTCTTTGCTGGCTAACCACAGTATGGACCTGTAGAATAGGTCTACTCTACATTATAATTATTTATCGTTTTTGAAGATTATCCTAGTACTATGGTATAGATATCGACTAATTCTTTGAGGACGTCTTCTGTAACTTCTTCACCCTCGCCGGCACTTCGTTGCCATGCTGTACCGTTATAGGTTTCTAAATAACCTTCCTCTGTATTCCAGCGAGTGTCTCCAGTATTTGGTGCTACTGGACGTTCTAGTTCAGTTCCGTAAGGAACAACTATGCCTGTTGTTGAGTCGAATTTAACGAACCCTCTATCAGTAGTTTTAATAGTAAATGTATCGTTTGTTGTGTTTAATAGATTACTATTTTCAATATCGATATTAAATATTTCAACTATACCTGTACCGTCTCTTCTTAATTCTATATCAACATTACTATTGACACTAGTTAAATTATTTTCATCAAAATATAAATTTTCGTTAGTTAGACCGTTGAGTCTTAATCCGTAGCTTTCTATTTCAGCTGTATTAACTTCATTTGCACGTATTAATATTTGATTGTTTGTGTCGTGCGCATCAATGCTAGTTTGTCTGTCTTGAGAATAAATGCCGCCAAAACTTAGATTAGAACTCGAGTAACCTTCAAATAGATCTGTATCAGTGTTGTATCTAACGCCGCCTTCAACTTCTACAACATTAATAGTTGTATCTCTTGAAAGCACTAGTCCTGGACTTGTGTCTATATTTAAAATTTCAGTTTGTGGAGAAAGATTTAAATCACCGTCAATCGTTGTTATTTCATTGCCAGCAAATCTTATGTTACCCGTGTCAACACGTTCTCCATCAATGTATGTAATGTCAACACCGTTTCTTACAATAATAGATCCTACACCACTAAAATCAATTTCGTTAGCATCTATACTTGTTGTACCAGTTTCGAAATCTACAAAAAATGCATCTCCAACCCTAAAGTCGCCGTCTGCATCTGTTGATGTATGATATATTTTGCCGCTGTTTATTTCTACTACTTCGTTTGCCGAAATAGTTAAAGTTCTATCATTAGTAACACTATTGTCAACGCCTATATATGCAAAATTATGTCCAATTAAGTACATCAATGTGTCTGCGCCGTCAGCATAAGCGCCATATGTTCCATAAACGTTAGCTGATCCGATTGAGCGAATTTCAGCACCGAATGTAGTTCCATTAGCACCTAAGCCTAGAATACCCTGTGTTGCATATAATCCTTTGCCTGCAAAATATGTAAAGCTATTAAGCCATTCTACTCTTACACCGTTAGTCATTGTAATACAATCTACACCCGGAGTTATGAATGTAGCACTATGAAATAGCATACTACCTTGAGGAGTACTTGTATCTAATATTGCGCCGTCAATTAATGCACCTTTACCTGCATCACCAGATAAAAATCCTCTAGGATCGTCAGCAGTTATTGTACTACCTTGTGTGATAACGGTTATGTTTCTTACATATGGAGATCTTTCGGCAATCGTTGCTCCTGGAGCAAAGCTAAAAGCATATCCTGTATCGTTTAAACTATCGTAATAAAAATCTTTTATAGTTATATTTTCAATAGTTGTATTTTGATTCATTCTAAATGCATCATTAGTGTTTGTTGCTAGTGTGGGTTTAATAATAGTATTTCTTATATCTTCGCCACTAATAGTAACATTTTCGGGTATTTCTAAGGGAAAGTTTTCTGCATACTCGCCTGGATAGATATGAATAGTTACTGGCCCAGAACCACTAGCATCTGCAACACTTAATGCATGTTCTAAAGTTAAAAAAGCACCGTGTTGATGATCTCCAACATTGGTATTATCTCCCAAAGTCGAAACATAAAAAATATTTCCCTGTCTTAGAGCTAGACTAGTATCATCTAAAACTAAAGTACCAACTTCTACTCGTTGGCCGTTTAAAAGATTACTATATAAATTACCCCATCGTTTAGTAACACTACCTAAATTTCGTGTACCACCAGAAGAAGGTATTATATCACTATCAAGGTCTGCTTCAAATACTAAACTATCAGCATCACTATCACCGAACTCAATATTACCACCAATAGTAATATCACCGGTTGAATGTAATGCCCCAGTAATATTCCAATTAGAATTTATTTCTAAAGTGCCAGTGCCGTTTGGCCTTAGTTCTAGGTTAGTATCATTAGATCTACTACTAATAGTATTTTCGTCAAAGAGTAATTCGTCAGTTGCTATTGTAGTAGCTTGAATTTCAGAACCTGCTGACAATTCGATATTAGCACCTAGGTTATTAATTTCATTATTTTGAATGTTAACATTAGGAGCAATGTTAGTTGTAGTGCTTTTTAAGTTTGTTGATTTAACCGTACTAGGAACTTGTAGGGCATCACTAGGTCCATCAATATTAACACCTATCTTTTTAGTATTAACATCTAAGTGTAAAAGAGGAGTTGGTGCAGCAACTAGGTTTGTAGATTGATAAAATCTTAAATCAATACCATTTCTTTTTAAGTTATCTGCTAGTACGCCGCCGCCTATACGGCCATTTTTTGGTTCTGCCATAACCCTCTCTCCTTTGACATATTGTATTTATTTGTCAAAGTTGTGAATTACGGTTACGTCTTTGCCAAAAGGAACAGGACTTGTAAATTCTATCCACCAACCTGTTCCTGTACTTGTGTATGGTGCATTTGGTCCAGTTATATCTACTTCTGCTGTTTGTCTAATATCGTAGTTATTACCGGGTATTTGTAGTACATTTTCGATAAGAACTAAAATATTTTCACTAGCAGCTGGAACAGGATAATCCGAATCGCCACTTTGTAATTCTCCAAACACAGTTTCCGTAGCATCGCCTGTTCCGAGATTCTGCCAAATAATTCCCGGATCTTGATTAGGTTCTTTAAAGCGAATTTCTCTCCAAGCGCCGTTTTGATAAGCTTCTAGTTGATTGTCGGTAGTGTTATATCTTATCTGTCCTTCGTTAGCAGCAGTATTAACAGCAGGATATGTTACGTCTCCTGCAAAGCCGGGCTGTTCATTATAAGGTCCTTTAGGAACAACCATCGCACGTTGGCTGTCTACAATAACTTGATCGTCAATATCATACTGCACACCTTTGCCTGCAATACTTCTAAGATTAGTAGTTTGACGTTTTAATAATCTCATTACACTTCCAAATAACTAATAGTTGCTGCTAAGTTAGTTAAACTTCCTCCGATGTCAGGTTCTGCAACAAACACAATTTTATCACCTTCTTCTAATACAACTCTTTCCGAATCAAAAGTAAATGTTTCAGCAGCTGGTAGTTCTAAATCTCTAACAACTATAGTAACATTATTACTTAGAGGTTTTCCAGCTGGAACAATATGCATGTCAAATTTTGCTGTGTCAGTAAGATCTTGATTACAAACTAAAATGTTTGTTATAGCAAATGTTTTTCCGACTGGCACACCAGTTGAACCTAGTTCACTTCCGATTATATCTAATTGATTATTTTCTAACTGTGCGTTTAATACTGCCATTGTTTATCCTTAAAATAACATTCCAAAAAGTAATGCTCTATTCTTACTTACTAATTCGTCTCGGTTGTCTTCTGAATTTACGAAATAAATTCCAGTTTTACCACTATACTGATTGCTTGTATATACTTTTATACCTTCAGTAGGAGCAATAGGCTCTAGTGATACATCATCTGTATGAGGAGTATAATCTATTTCTAAAACATCTTCAACTCTTACTGACCCTGTGCCCGGAGCTCTTAAAATTAAATCTTCATTACTCGACATAGTTTCAATAACCGTGCCAGCAATTCTTACTTCTTCAAATTCCCAACGATCTCTATAAATTGTTGATATTGTTTCACCGTCTATGTCAAATTTAATTTGACTAGGATTTCCTGTACTTTCAAAGTCGTCAATTGTTATACTAGTAATAGTATCACTACCGTCACCAATTTGACGAAGGAAAACTGTAGCAAATGCAAAGTCAATTGCATTGTCTACATATTTTTTGTTTGTAATGTCGTCGTCATCGGTAACGTTTAATTCGTAATCGACGGTCCCGCTTACACTAACAACACCGTTTCCACTATTAATAAGATATAAATCGCCGCCGCCTGTACTAATAGAATCTGTTCTGATACCAACTAAGTTTGCTGATTCGTTTCTAAAAACAAATCCGCCTGTTTGAAGCACTCCGTCAGACGGTCTTCTCCAAGAAATATCTTCGTCAAATACAAAATATGCATTACTAAGAGTACCTCTATCTACTTCTAAGCCTGAATCATTTCCGTTAACACTATTAATACCGTCACCAGTTTCACCTGCGTTTAAAGTTATAATATTATCAGCAATTGTAGTTATAGTTGATTCAACGGTTGTTGTAGTACCTTGAACTAACAAGTCGCCAGTTATTACAACTTGACCGTCATTGAACCCAGTATCAAGTGTAATCGAGCCGCCATCTTCGACTCTTACTCTATAATCACCATTTGGTACATTTATATATTTTGACATTTGTTAATTCCTTTAATAAGGGGGATTTCTCCCCCTTATAGTTTATATAGCAGTTAGAACAATCTGATCGCCTGACGAATCGTCGTATTGTGACATTTCCCAAGTATAACGATTGCCGCTAAAGTCTGTTGCTACACGCTTTGTAATTTTAGCAATTGCAACTTCTGCACTTCCGTCGTTGAGTGTGCCCAGCATTTGAATTTCGCCATTTGCATTTGGTGTAGTTTCTACTAGTGTGCCAGTCTCAAAGTCTGCTGAATCTGGACCTGTAATACTTTCGCCATCTACAAAACTATCATTTGCTTCACTTAGTACAACAAATGTTTTTGCACCACGTTGCTTGATAATCATGTAGTCTGTTGCTAGTGCGTCACCGAAGTAGCCGCTTAGTCTAATACCAGCGTTCTCGTCGCCGGGTGTGTTTGTGCCAAATGTTCTAATTACATCAACACCGTTTACATCTTTTCTTAATGGACGTCCCATAATGATTTCTCCTTTGTTTAATCATTGCCGTTCTAGGGTCTACGCGGCGAGTACCGCATAAGTCCTACTCGAAGGTAGGCTCCTATATGACAATAGTATTTATCAATCTTAGTTGATAGTACATTCAATAAAAAAGGGCAGCGTTGCCGCTACCCTTTGTGTGTTTATTAACTAAAAAGTTATTAGCTGAAGCTAACGTTGCCGTTAGTAATACCAACTTGACCTAGGTAATCAGCTGCATTGCCTAGTGACGATGCAGTGTTATTCAACTCAACATATCCATAACGTGTCATGAACGATACTGTTGGTTCGAATGTACTTGGGTCTAGTACAACGCCTGAGCTCATTAGTGGGATGTATGGGCAGTAGAATGCCGCTGCATCTGATTCACTTGAACCTTTGTAGCCGATTAGCACTGGGCTATCGTCTGCTGCATATGTGTTTACATATACTTTCATTGCGTTGTTCAATGTACCAACCATCTTAGTGTTAGTTGGTGCTTCGAATGTACCTTCTGTTGTACGTGCAAATGCCGAAGTAGTTGCAGATTGTAGTAGTGTTAGCGCGAATGGCGAAACAACTGCCCAGTTACCTGCGCCACGACGTGTACGCTGTGCAATCAAGTTACTTACACGGTTGATTTGTACTGCTAGTGCAGCATGCTCGTCACCGACAAAAGTAGCTGTACCTGATACTGCTGCTTGGTCATATGTTTCGTATATACTTGCTAGTGTGTTAAGAGATGCTAGGACCTCTTGGTCAATCTCAGCAGTAATCTCTTGTGCAAGAGCTGCCATGATTTCTGCTTCAACATCAATGCCATGCATTGATTGTGCGTCTTGAGCAGCTTCGAATGTCCAACGTGCGCTTAGTTTGCGTGTTTTCGCTTCGACAGTTTGTTTCAAGATCTGGATTGACATTCTGTTACCAGCTGCGCCTTCTAGTGCTGCTGTTGCTGCTGCTTTTGCAGTAGTTGTGTTACCAGAATATGCTTCCGCAATCTTGAATGGGCTTAGAGCTTCTTCGCCTGCAACTGCGCCACTTGCGCCTGTACCTGCTGTGTCGCTATAGCGAACACGTAGTGTGTGGATTTGACCCACTGGACCTGTCATTGGCTGAACACCAACAAGTTCGTTTGCAATAACTGTTGGCATTACACGACGAATAACTGGTAAAATAACTCTGTTTAGAGTTGCGACATTACCGGCAGAAGTAGCACCAGCTGTTGCAGTTTCACTCAAATACTTGCGAGTATTTTCTAGTGTTGCTGCCATAACTGACTTTTTGTTGCCTTGAAGGCCTTCAAGAAGTGCTGTCTTCGTGTCCTGCCAGCGACTTTCTAATAGTTCTGACATTATTATCTCCTTAATTATAATCCAGCTAGACGACGAATGTCTAATACATTACCATCATCTGCTTTTTGTCTACTAACGTTAGTTTGTGACTGAGTGTCACGGTTGCCTGTAATTTCTTTGCCTTCTGCTAATACTGCCTTCTGCTTCGCTGGACCTTTACTATCAATAACTGACGGTAGATACTTGTTAAACGCCGCATTTAACTTCGGTGTTTGTACTGATTCCAGTAAGTCTGTCATAATCTCTTTTTGATCCTTTGATAAAGGAGCAATAAGTTCATTAATTGTTTTTTCACGCTTTGCTGATTCAATTAGCATAGTTTTTTCTTTGTTAACTGATTCTGCAAGTGTTTTTGCTTTTGCTGCAAATGCTTTTGCTTCTGCTAGCTGCTTGTCTTTAGCTGCAAGCACTTGCATTAGCTTTGTTGTTTCTGATTTCTCGTTTAAGTGAGAAGTCATATACTCGCCTGCAAATGCTTCGAAGATTTTACGACCAAAGTCGTTGCTACGTGCTGTGTCAATATCTTCTTTAAGTGCAGTAATTTCACCTTTAAGTGTTTTACCGACCATTTCCGATACTGCTGTAGCACTTCTTTCGACAAAGTCTTTTTTGACTTTAGCGAAGTGTGTTTTAGCTTCACGTACAAGACGTACTTTTGTTTCTGCTAAATCTTTTTTGTCTTCATAAAATTCTGCAATTTCTGAAGATAGAGCTTCTACTACAAACTCTTCAAGCTTGGCATAATTTTCTGCCATTGCTTTCTTGTCTGCACGTAGTTCTTGAATTTCACCTTGTAGTTGTTCTACTACAAAGCCTTTTAGAAGATCTGCGTTTTCACGCATTTTAACTGCATATTTCGCTTTAGCTTCAGCTAAACCTTTACGGTCTTCAGCAAATTCTGCAATTTCTTCTGCTAGGCGCTCAGATAACATTGTATCGATTGCTTCAACCATTGTGCTTTTATCATGCTCATACTTCTGTGCGAATTCTTCGCGAAGTTCAGCAGTTGCAGCGCGGCGGTTTTCAGCGACCTTTGCTTCCCAAGCTTCTTCAATTTGTGCTCTGACTTCTTCATTAACTACATCGTTTTCAAAGAGTGTTTTCAGTGCATCTATCATTACTCTCTCCTAGTTTACTGGAGTTTGTTGATTATGTTAATCAACGATTCCTTAAGATACTTTTGTGCCTTGTTGTCGTGTTTTGTTGCCTGTGCTAATTCATATGCCTTCATTCCCCCACGTGCATTCATCAAATGTTCATAAATTGGTGTAGGATATGCACCAGGGGCGCTAGGCTGAGCCACAACGTCCACGGTGATTATTTCAAAGTCAGAAACGGTATTACTGCCGTCTTCTGCTACATTACCGCTACCACGCGACGAGACACCTAGTTTAACGCCGCTTTCCAGCATTGTTTTAACTAGGTTCCCCATCGGTGTTGGTAAAATTTTCAATTTTCCGTAACCGTTGTCACCATCCATCCAACATTCAGTTATCATATGGCTTACACGGTCAATGTTTATATTAAGTCCTTCTGGATGATCAACTTCTCCGAGAACACTAAATCCTCCACTAATTTGATCATTGAGAGTTTTGACAGCCCTGCCAATTTCATTCACAGGATACACTCGCTGATTAGCATTTCGAACACCACCTTGGATCATAATACCTTTCATATAAAGGTCTTTTCCTTCGTTGGCATTCTCGAGTACTACATTAGCTTGGTCGAATGTCAAATGCTCTCGTAAGTTTATCATCTAGTTTTCCTTAATCTTGCTTACTTAGCGCGACTTGATACTTTGTTAAGAGTACTTGTTGCAGCTTTGTCAGCAGTTTCAGGCTTACCTTTTTTCTCTGCTCCGTGACCTGGCTCTGTTTTGCCAGCCTTTGAAGCTTTCCCGCCTGGTACATTGATGTTACCTGTGCCTATATCTTTTGGATTCTGGTCATTTAGTGCTGAACCTTTGACCTTTGATCCTGCACCTGCTTCACCGTCGTTAGCTGTGTCGCCACGTGCGATATTTGCACTTGTTCCACCCATGTTGTTTGGACCAGCTGTTGCCGACTTAGTGTTTGCACCGTTGTCGCCCATTGTTGCTGATACTTTTTCTACATATTCACGCATTTGCTCACCTGCGCTTTTTGCTGATTCGTCAGTTTCTTCTTCTGCTTCTTCAACTTCTTCGTCAGCAGCTTCTTCAACTTCTTCGTCGTCTGATTCAAAAGCAAACGCTTCTTTTTCTTCTTCGTCGTCGCCTTCGTCGTCCATGTCCATGTCGTCGCCTTCGTCGTCGCCTGCCATCATTTTTTCAAATTCTGCTTTAAGGTCGTCAAGTGCGTCTTCAAGGTCTTCTACACGATCTTCAACATCGCCTTCTTCACCTTCGTCGTCCATATCCATGTCGTCGCCTTCTTCGCCATCGTCCATGCCTAGGTCTGCCATCATGTCGTCTGTTGGATCGCCGCCCATGTCATCGTCTGCTTCAACTTCAAATGAATCCATGTCAAAGTTTTCCTCAACTTCATCATCGTCGTCATCGTCAGCTGCTTCGTCTAGGTCTTCATCTGACTCATCTACTTCTTCATCATCAGCTTCGTCTAGGTCTTCATCTGACTCGTCTACTTCAGCTTCGTCTTCAAGTAGTGACTCATAGATATCACGTGATTTTTCTACCACAATCTCGTGGAATAATTCTTCTGCTGCTGCCTTATCTTCGTTGATAAGAAGCTCTAGCATTTTTTCAAATTTATTTTGATCTGCCATTTTAAACTCCTATAAATGTTTTTGGTGTACAGAAGAAAACTCCTGTACGGGGCTGTCATAATGTATTTACATAATTGTCGAAAAAGTATGCAGAAATAGGCTCAAAACGAGCCATTTTCTTAACGGTTTTCTAAATTTGAGAAAACTTCAATGAAATCTTCGACATATATGTGTTCAAGATTAGATAATTTTGAAAATTCTTTCGGTACAAATCCATTTTTTCCTATTACTCTTATATATCGTTTTTTAGGAAATTTTTGTATAGTAGTTACGGTTTGTTTGAGCCAGTTACCGAAATATGTAGCTTTATCAGTAGTTTTTTTATAGTTAAATGTTCCTGAATATATATTGTTTACATTTTGACCTAGACCTTGATAATCAAAACCTAAAATATAAATTTCTTCGTTATCGTGATCACTAGCCATATGCATTGCTGTAGGGCCGCTACTCCAACCTTTGGATGTAGGAAAAAAATTAAAGTTTACAAACTTATTAAATGCTTTATTACGATTTGTCCAAACTTCGTGGTTATTTTGATATCCTGCTTTGTTGATTTCAAGAATCATCTTAGTATCAACTGCAACAAGATAATCAGGAGCAAACTCTCTATACAGAGCATTACATCCGTATGTAGATCCGTGTTCTTTCAATGAAGATAGATCTATCGGCTTACGACTAGTGCCATTTCCCAATACAAATGCTATTTTTTTCAATAATTATACTCCGCCAGCTTCTGCGTTTGCTGCTATACCATACATCTGTCTGATGAAACCTAGTTCATTTCGACTTTCTTCTGTATGTAGCTCAGATGCTTTGCGGATTTTATTAATCTGACGAAGAGTTAATCGTGTTTTACGTGTATCATCTTTTTTCATAGGTGTAGAATCATCGTCTGCCTCGTAGCGTTTGTCTTCTACAGGCTCAATAGTTTCTGGATCAAAGTAAAAAAGTTCACGTAGTATCATATTATTATTTATATCGTTTGTTCAGTTCCCGGAGGTGTAGTCGACCCTAGGTCGTCTCCAGTTACTGTATCAGGCTGTGTTCCGTCGCCACCGTCTATCGGTGCTTCGCCGTCAGCAGCTTCGTCTTCGATGCCTCCTAGATCACTTTCAATACCAGCTCCACTAAGACCAGCACTTCTCATTTCGCCGCTAGCATCAGTTTCTGTTGGTTCAATAACATCGTCATTCTCTTCGCGCCATAGACGCTCATTTTCTGCAATCTCTTCGTCAGTCATGCCTAAGAATCGTTTCATAGCAAAGCGATTTGAAATATAAGGCACAGCACTCATCTGTGTATATGTTGGTACACGAGCGTTGTCAATTTCACTTTGACGATATGCTGCAAAGTTTTGTGGTGGCTGAAATTTAAGATCGAACATTGAAGTATCAATGTTAATACCTTTTTCTAGCAAGTAACGTTTAAACTCTGTATTAAATTCTTCTGCTACTAGTCCTTGCAAACGTTCACAATAGGTATTAAAGCGTAGTTCTTGAATATATGCTGTTCCTACTCTACCATCGTTGTATTGTGAAGCTGAATCATCTGCTCCAGTTGGTAAGTACGAACTTGGTATACGCAAGCCGCGTACCAACTTATTAGTAAAGTATCTAAGGTCATCAATTTCTCCAAGGTTAGTACCACCTGGAAGTGTTTCAACTTTACTGCCGCGGCCTTCAGCAGTTTGAGGGAAAAAGTAATCTTCGTTGATTGATAGAGGATTGTAAGAGCTGTCTATAACATTTTGGCCTCCACCTGTTGACGATGGGATACGTCTTTGATGGATTTCCGTTTTTACTCTTTCAACAAATTGCATTGCCAAGTGACTTGGCATGTTACCCACATCAACGTAGAATACTCTGCGCTCCGGAGCACGTTGCACACGATAGATAATAATCGCATCTTCAAGCAATTCTTTTTGCTTGTAAACTTTAAAAATAGTTTCTAATAGACTATTGCCAAACGGATAGTTGTTATCAAGTCCTTCACTAAGCGAAAGATGTACAACATGCTTTGCATCAACCGTCCATTCGTTTTGATCTGTAGCAAATCTACTTCCGCTCATACTTTGTTGTGGTTGTCCTACCATTCCTCTTGCGCCGCCGGTTGGTTCATATTGCGAGCCACCGCCGCCGGTAATATTTCCATTTGTTTGATACGGAGTAGTTGCTACTCCTTCAACAAAGTTCCAGTTAATATTTTTAATAACATATTGCTCTGGTACTTTGCCTTCACTTTCGTTAACGATAATTTTTGTTACGTTTGCAGGATCTACATGAAACCAACGTTTTGTTTCTGGATCACGTACAAAAAATTGATCGCCAAATTTAAAAATATTTCTTAAAATTTTAAATATTTTTGTTTCAAACTCTTGAAGTTTACACCATTGCTGTAGGTATTGCTGAATAATAGTAATTTCGCTATTAGTAGCTTTAGTTTTGTATTCTATAATAAACGGTGTTGAATTTTGTTTGTTTTTTTGTGTTGTAAATTCTGCAAGAATATCAAGAGCAGCATTAACTTCTGAATCTTGATCCATTGTGTTGTATTGTCCGTAGCGTTCAACACGATTAGGAGTACCTACATACACATCAGGAAGGTATGAACTATAGTTTGATCGCGCTGGTCCTGCAAGTGCTGATCCTCCGTTTTTCATGTTTGTAAACGGACTATAACTTCCTTGCGGATTATTGCCTGTTGGCACTGGGGTGAAGTACTTTTTCCACGACATTATGCTGCTCTCCTCATAGTTCTACCTGGTCTATAATTACTAGGCTGACCACCTGGTTCGCAAAATATTGAGTCGGTTCCGTCAGTAAACCATCTTTTGCTTTTCATAGATTCTTTAATTTTAGTATTCCTTTCTACAGAATTTTGTCTTCCTAAGTTTGCTTGTCTAATTTTTTCTGCGTGTTCAGCAGACTTAGGCTTACTGTAGTTTTTTTTATGTTCTTCTGTTCTAACTTTTCCAGAATTAGCCTTAGAAATTTTTTGCTTTGCTTCTTCTGAATGAGTCCATCCTGCTTGTACTACCCAACGAGAAATCTTTTTATTTTCTAAAATACCGCCGTCTAATTTTCTTCCGTATTTTTTTATTAAAGTAAGTTCTAAATCAAATGCTTCTGCTTCGGTTAAATTGTCTTTAATAATTTTTCTAAATTTAGGAGAAGGAATGTCTATCCATGGTGAATGACTTTCATTTATTCTATTTTTCGATCCTTTACCAATATAAAAAGGAGAACCGTCTTCTCTTATATACTGATAAACATAAAACTCATTCCAACTCATCTTTTATCCTTTATGGCACTTTACTTATGTAGCCTGATCCTACATTACTGCCTGTAATTCCTTTTGTATTTCGGCTAACTTCTTTGTTATACTCATTTGCAACACGAAGTTCACTTATCATTGCATCAAGTGCAGCGCCCATTCTACCAAGTCCTTCAGTAGTATTTCTTGCGTTAATTTGTATGTTACTCATTGCAGTGTTTGCACTCTCCTGCATCGAACTTACATCACCTAACGAATCTTTTAAATCTTCAATTGTACCTATTAAGGTTTCTATAGCATCATTATACGTTCTAACCGCGTCAGTGTCAAGACCTTCTTTGATTGTTTCAAATTGTATTCCTAGTCCTTGTACATTTGCAAGAGTTTGCAAACTTTCAGCAGTGTGTCCTAACCCTGTTCCTAGACCACTGACTCTTTCTAATCTTGCAACTAGGTCTTCTTGTATACTTAGTTCTGAAGATCCGGCTGCATTAAGATTAGAAATAGATGCTGCAAGATCGCCTATAATTTGAGCATTTCCTAAAACTCCAGTAAAATCTTTATTACCAAATGTAGCAATGTCGTCCCAATCGAAGTTATTACCGTACCCGCCTGATTTAGTAAACAGGTTTATATCATCTATTAACTTATCAATATCTGTAGATATTGCAGGCATTGCATTTAATTGCGTTGCAAAATTTTGTATTACGGATGTGTGTCTTAATATATTTTCAGACGGCAGTGTAATATCATTTCCAAATGATACTAGATTGTCCCAATCGTTTTTAGCAAAATCAATTAAACTCCTTGACGTTCTTGATAATTGAGTATTATTAATAGCGGGTATTTCAGAAATTGCATTTGAATAACTTGATATTGCAGACATATTATTTGCAATTCTAGTTGCATCTAATGAGTATGCTCCAAACGCAGCAAAAGGTGCCAACGGATCTTCCTCACCTGCAAAGATATCTTTAACCCATCCTAAAGCGCCGCCTTCTCTATTAGTAGATAATTGCGGCATATTGCCCATTGCTTCGGCAAATGAGTTAAGAACTTCAACATTTGCTACAATTATATCATTAGGATCTAAAAGTTCTGCTCCGAACTTTTTCACTGCATCCCAAGGCATAGTTTCCCAACCTACCAACAAACCTGTAAGTAATCCTAATAGGCCGCCTTCTCTGCTGGTTTCAACATTTGGCATGCTAGACATTGCTGATGCAAAGTTAGATATTGTTGTAGCATTAGGTATTACATTTCCATTTGGATCTAAAAGTTCTGCACCAAATTCTTTAACTTTATCCCACGGATATTCAACAGAGCCTGAAAATATTGTTGCAAGACTACCGAAGAATCCTCCAACACGTTCTGCATTTATTTCTGGAAAGCCTTGTAATGCTGTTCCAAATATTCTAAGACTTTCTGCATTATCTTCAATGCCTGTTTTATTAATGCCTCTTATATTACCAAATTCTCTAAGATGATCCCATGGCATTTCGACACCGCCTGCAAATACAGATGCAATACCGCCAAACAATCCTCCCGTGCGTTCTGCATTTATATCTGGAACACTACTTAATGCTTCACCAAATGCTTTTAATACTTCTGCATTACCTGTTATAGCTGTCTCGTCTAGATCGACCTCGCCAAACGCTACCATTTTATCCCAAGGTAATTGAACTCCTCCTCGGAATATATATGCTACTGCGCCGAACAATCCGCCGCTACGTTCTTTGTCTATCTTAGGAACACTACTTAATGCTTCACCAAATGCTTTTAATACTTCTGCATTACCTGTTATAGCATCTTGATCTAGATCTTGTTCACCGAACTCAATCATTTGTTGATAAGGAAGTTGTACAGATCCGCCAAATATTGTAGTAATGCCATCAAATAATGCACTCACCATATTGGTAAAGCTAGACCCTAGTCTAATTCCACTAATTGCACTCATACCTTCGCCAAAGGCGATAATAGCATCTGCATTTGATCTAAATTTTTCAGAATCTAGATTATATCTAGCAAATTCATTTATTTGATCGATAGGTAGTCCTGTGCTGCCTCCAAAGAAACTAGTAATACCATCAAATAAGTTAGCCATCATATTTGAAAACCCTGAACTGCCTAAGTTAAGACTACCCATTGCTTCACCAAATGCAGCTAATGCCCTTGCATTTTGTTGCACTTTAACAGAATCAATATTAAGAGTTGAAAATTCTTCTAGTTTTTCAAAAGGTGTAGTTCCGCCGAATAGACTATTAATTCCATTAAGAATATCTCCAGCAATATTACCTATAGCTGAAACAACATTTGCTGCTCCAAAGGCAACTAACGCACCACTTATTGCAGTTATACCTAATGCTGCACTCTTTAACGCTCTTCCATCTAGGTCAGTAAAGCTTTGCATGCCTTCTGCAAATTTTGGCAGTGCTGCACCTGTTAACCAAGTAGCGCCTGCAATACCTGAACCAATTGCAAGGATTGCTAATCCTATTGCACCTGCGCCTAATGCTATTGGTGATGCTAATCCACCAGCAAAAGCTAGTGCAGAAGAAATACCTCTAATAATGCCACCGGCCATACCTCCAAGCCCTGCGCCAATTCCTCTACCGAGTCCTGCAAGTTGTGCCCCGACACCTCTACCTCTTGAACCTCTAATGTTTCCAGGAGTTGTACTAGGACTTCTAGCCCTTCTTCCAGTGTCTTCGTAGCCTAATAGTCTTCGTGTGCCGTTAGCAATATCAACTACTTTCTTAGCTGCAAATAGTGTACCTATAGCACCTACAAGAGCAGTTACTACAGGAGCACTTTCCCATAACCCTTTGATGGCTGCTCCGATGCCATCTATTATCAGTCCTACTCCAGAAGATATAGCATTCATAATAGGACCGCCAGGCTGGAATGCTTTGGAAATAAGTTCAGCAACTTTTTCCATAGCCAATTCTGTATATTTTTCTACTGTGCCAGCAAAGCCTAGTGTTTCAAAATCTTTCATGATATTTGAACCTAGTGTTGTAAGACTTTGAACAAATGCTTCCATTTCACCAATAACTTCGTCACTTCCTAAGTAGGTAGCAAACTCAGCCATTTTTCCGTATAGCTGTTCAAATACTCCGCTGTTTAAAAATTGTTCTTGTATAGCTTGACGAGAGTTTCTCACACTTTGTTCAAATTCAGCAGCAGCAGCAGTTAGTTCATCTCTTTGATCTGCTTGTCGTCTAGCAGATTCCATGTCAGCTTCTATTGCATTGATAAGTTCATCTCCTGACATGCCTATATAGCGTGTCAGATCCATTCCTGCATTTTGAATGTTTTGTAATACTTGAGCACCAAAGCCGTCGCCTGTTCTACTTGCGACAGCTAAAACACTTTGCATATCTTCAGCGCCTTCGATCATGCCTGCAAGCATTTGAGCTGTATTTCCGCTTATTGCCTTATTAAATTGATCTTGACTCATAGTAGTATCACTAATAAGAGATGCACTTCTTTCTAAACTTCTATTAGCATCTCTCGAAGCAATAGCAAATGCTTGAGTTTCTTCCGTCATTGGAGGAAGTTCTAATAAAATTTCTTTTAGTCTACTTACAGCAGCTGGTCCTGCAAGTTCAGCTTCGGCCATTAATGAAGCTATTCTTGCTTGCTCTTGTTCAGTTTTGCCGCGCAGCATTTGTTGGAAGGCAAAGTCGTTCATCTGTTGTGCTTGTCTATCTCTAATAGCGTCAACATCTTCACCTGTTAGCTTACTAAGAGTTTGCAAGGTTTTTGCATATTCAGCTGCATTGGCTGCTACTTCTGCTGTATTTCTACTTTCTAATCTGCCTTGCTGTCTTGTAAGAAATGCATAGTTTACTAGGCTATCGTTTATCTCTTCATAAGAAAAACCCATATTGAGCAGGTCGTCTCTTTGACTTCCTAGAGCTTTATTAAGTCTTACTATTTGATTAGCACCATTAGTAACCGTTCCTCCAAATGCTGCAAGTTTATCACTATTGTTAACAATAAAATTAGTAAAATCATTTAAGCTCATAAAAGAACCAGCAGCAGCTCTTCTTATATCACCAAGACTATTATTAAATCCTGCGCCACTACTGCTTAGTTCTCTAAAAGCAACCATTGTTTCGTCAACAAAAGATGTTAGAACTGATAGTTTTCCTCCTATTATAGGTATATGCCGACTAAAGTCTGAAAGTTGACTTCCGCCCATAATAAGTTCTTGACCAAAGTTAGTAAAGCTACCGAGAGCAGATCCAATTGCTCCCATGGCTGCGCCGCGCAATCTATTTGAAAATGCACTCAGAGCATCGGTTGCATTTTTTGTAGCTTTAGTTTCTTTAGGTTTTTCATCATTAAATTCGTCAAGTAGATCAATACTAGTTTTTTGACGCTTGTTATGAAGTTCTTGTAGCTTGCCAGCAGCAGTTTTGGGATCTTTTCCTGTAGAAGCTGCTAAACGTTCTATTGCTCGTGTGAGGCTGGCTAGTGTGGCCTCACTAGCAACGCCGCCTTCGCCAAAATTGACTATTTCTACTTCATCTGCCAAATCTATTCAACCCGAGTTATATACGCACATAAATAATTATGATACATACTTGTACATTGTATTTATACGGAGACAAAAATGGTGGAATTTAACCCCGACAACTATCAAGAGCAAAACCCTCTCAAGCAGTTTTTTAGACAAGCGAAGGTTTATGTAACACTACCTAGTCAAGGTATGTTTTATCCCAAAGGTACATTAGACATACCTGAAACAGGCGAATTTCCTGTGTATGCAATGACTGCCAAGGACGAATTGTCATTCAAAACACCTGATGCTCTTCTTAACGGACAAGCAACAGTAAACGTTATCAAAAGTTGTGTTCCAAATATTAAAAATCCTTGGTTGATGCCTAGTATTGATTTAGACGCAATACTGATTGCAATTCGTATTGCAACATACGGCGAAAATATGGAAATTTCAACTAAAACTCCCGGCAGCGGCGAAGAAAAAGATTTTACAGTAGATCTTAGACAATTACTAAACAAACTTGTTAGTGCTAAGTTTGATAATATTATTAAACTAAAAGATATGAAGGTTGAAATACGCCCGTTAACCTATAAAGAATTTACTGACTCGAGTTTAAAAACTTTTGAAGAGCAAAGAATTTTTCAACTTGTCAATGATGAAAGTATTCCCGATGCTGACAAACTTGCTAAATTTAATCAAAGTTTTACAAAACTAACAGATCTAACAGTAAGTGTGTTAACGCAAAGTATTACAAAAATTACCGTTGGTGACACAGAAGTAACTAATCCTAATCATATTAAAGAATTTGTCGATAATACCGATAAGGAATTTTATAAAAGTTTAACTGAGCATCTTGATGAACAAAGGAATAAGTTTCAAATAGAACCTATTAAAGTAACTGCAACTCAAGATGAAGTTGCAGCAGGTGCGCCTGAAACTTATGAAGTTCCGATAACATTTGATCAATCAAATTTTTTCGCATAAGGATCTTGTCTTGGAGCCTAGGCGAGATCCTAGAAGAAGTTAAAAAAATGGAAGGGTTTCAAAAAGAAATCAAGGCCGAGCTTCTTAAAATTTGTTGGTACATGCGCGGCGGCGTTACCTATTCCGAAGCAATCGAAATGTCTTTCGAAGAACGTAGTTTGATAGGAGATATTGTTAAAGACAACTTAGAAACAACCAAGAAAACTGGAATGGCATTCTTTTAATTATTTGTTTCTGTTAGTTTTGAAAGACGGTTTAGTTGCCGTCTTTTTCTTTGGTGTATTGATATTTTTTTGCAAAGCAGTTAGCAATCTCTTCTTTTCTTTCATACTAAGCTGGTCAAGCTGACCTTTAACTTGACTATAAACTGTTTTAACTTTTTGATTGTCAACATCATCTTGAGGTTTAGCACCTTTACCTGCCATTGCTTCTTTAGACTTATCTAAAAAGATAGTGTTTAGTCTATCTTTGTTCATAGGCTTTGTAGTATCTATGTTTGACGTATCAACATTCTTTCCATCTAGAAAATCGATAACATCTTGAGTAGTTATATCTTTAGGTGATTTATTTTGAGTGCCAATATAAGTCATAAACTGCTGAGAAAGATTGTTTGCTGTTGCAGCAAGATTTGTTTTACCACGTAAATTAGCAGCAGTGTCTTTAGCACCAAGAGAACCGAGGGCTTTAGCACCAATCTTCATTGCTGATTTTTTTAATCCACTTACAGGTGCTTCTGTTACTTCGTTGATTTTCATTTAGATATATCCTTAATACAAAGTATTTATTTTCGAATCTATTTAATATCTACTTCGTAGATATTTGTTTTCGCTAATCGCTCAAACTAAACACTTCGTTTGTTGATAGAAGTAATTAACAAGATATAGATGCATTATGACGAATGTCATAATGTTTAAGTTTCATGTAGATCGTTTCAGTCAGACGGAACCTGTTACGGTTCCATCAAACTCGAAAATGTGCTTCATGTGAGTCATGCCACAGCCGAGACTTGGAAGTAGGTAATTTTCTGCTACACAATGGGCTCTGACCTTTCCCAACCTACGTCGACATCATAATAATATGTTTTTGTAAGCTAACAAGTTAATGTTAGTATACAGAATACATATTACTACTACCTCTCGCTTCGTTCCTATTGCTAAAGAGTTTTTATGTGTAATGTGCAGTTTTTCGACAGCCAACATTCCATCTATACCAATCAAACATCCTACTACCGGATGCCGCTCAGTATGTTACGTGTGCTCCTATACGGTAGCTTTTTCCACAGCGGTATTTCTAAACTGGCCCGCCAACCTTATGTGTTGGATTGTTTTGCCTGGATGTGATGTTCTAGCAATGCCTGTTTGAGTTTGTCAGACCCGCCTACTCTAACATTGATAATACCATTGTAGTATTCATCTGTTTCAAGTACTCTACGATCAAACTGTTCTCGTGCCTCTATGTAGGACATTTCGCCTCTACCTTTACATAGGTATAATATTTCTCTTGTAAACTTGTCTTCGCCTAGTGCTGCTACATCTGCGTTTAGCCTGTCACTGGATCCCCAGTAAGTGCGCCAATCGCTTTCTTTATAGCCTCGTCTTTTGTTTTTCTTGCCTTTTAGAGGTGGCTTAGTAGTTTTAAATTTTGCTAGTTTCTTGCCTATGTATTTTTGGCCTGTAGTGGTATTGGTGATAAGATAAACAAAGCCTTCATACTCGTCTGGTATTGTGTCAATTGTTTCACCTCGGTAAGTCCACTGCATGAACTTACTTACCAATGCCTATTATTTGCCTTCTTCGTTTTTGGCATGATGATGTTGATATTTTATTTCATCGCCTCGTTGTTTTGCTAGTTGCCTAATTAGTCTAATAGATTTTTGTACAGCGTAGTATTTGCGAACACTTTGTTTTTGTTCCCACGCTTCGTGTGCCTTAAAATATTCTAAATATGCCTGGACCATTAGGTCATGTGTGTCGTCATTCATATCTATTCAACAAAGTCGATATCATTTGCATAACTAGTAAAGCCATTTTCTTTTACAACTTTAAGAACATTATTAACTCTTCCGACTAGTTCATCTTTGTGTGAGATAAGATAGATATTTTTATCTCTTTCTCGAGTCATCTTTTTAAGAATACCTAGTGAATTTTCTACACCTGCTGTGTCCATACCACTATCAATCAGCTCGTCGATAAACAACAAGTTGATATTTTGATACAAGCTCTCCCAAACATCACGGAATGCAAAGCTTAGTCCTAAGATAAGTCTGTTACGCTCGCCTCGACTCAAGTTATCAAAGTCTAAGTCTTGTCCTAGCTGAGTGATTTCAACGTTCAAATCGTTTTGGAACACAACTTGATGAGGCAATCCGATCTTGTCAAGGTAGTATGTAAGTCTGTTGTTAAGGTATGCTAAGTTCTGATCAATAATCTTCTTGCGAATGAAACTATCTTTGTTTGTTAGCAACTTTAACAAAAACTCTTGATGTTCTTTGTAGCTTGTAAGTTCATTTACAATGCTCCAATCGACTTTTTGGATAGCTGACTCGCTTAATTCTGTAATCTGTGCAGCATACGGATCAGTTTCAACAACTTTATCTTCTAATGTCTTCTTTAGATTGTCTACATTACTTCTGTGTTCATATGCTTCTTTAGCATTGTCATAGAATGTTGTAGGCTTGCTGTTGATTTCACCAATTTTTTCAAGTGCTTTCATTACATCAGTAAGTTTGCCTGCAACTTCTGTTTGATATGCTAGTGCATCAGCAAGTTCTTTGCCCTTACGTTCTGCAATTTCAGCTTTTTTGTCTGCATGCAGTTCTTGACCACATGTGTAACAGGTTGCATCTTCAAGATCTACAATATCTTTCTTTGCTTTGGTTACACTTTTGTCTGCACGTTGTAGAGCAGGCTCAAGTGTGCTTAGTTCTTTCTTAAGAGCTAGGATAGCATTGTTGTGTTCAGTCCAGTTTGCTAATTTTTCATGTGCATCAAGTTCAGCTTCGATATCTAGTTTTTCTAATTCTTCAATAGCATTTGATAAATTTTCTTGGTCTTGTTTATTCTTAGCAATCCAAGCACGTTGAGTACGCTTTAGACCTTCAATACTGCCTTCAATCTTCTCATTAGCAGTTTGAATAGCGTTAATCTTTAGTGTTTCTTCTGTAATAGCATCTTTGGTCTGACGAACTTGTTCTTTAAGTGTATCGGCTTTCTCTGAAAGGATAGTAATACCTAACAACTGCTCGATAATTTGTCTTTGATCATTAACACGCATACTTAAGAACGGTTCTGTGTAGGTATTCAGTGCAACGATGTGTTTAAACATGTCATGACTCATACCTAGCAATGTGTTTACGTCGTCTTGCGTTTGTCTACTGTCGCCTTGTGACTCGTCTACTAGTTTTTCTTGATCATTCATGTAGAATTTAAAGATATTAGGTGAGCGTCCACGCTCAATACGGTATTCGTTACTATCTTTTTCAAAAGTAAGCGTAACTAACATGCCTTTTGAGTTAGTTTTATTGATCAAGTTATTGCGTTTGATGTTTGTAAGTGCTTGACCATATAATGCATAGGACAAAGCGTTGATAATAGTAGTTTTACCTGTTCCGTTGCGTGATCCGCTGTCATCTCCACCTTGATCTAAGTTCTCACCTAGTACAAGTGTTAGCTGTTCATGGTCAAAGTCTACTGCTTGAGTCTGATTGCCCACACTCATGAAGTTTTTTACGGTTAAAGCCTTGATCTTAATCATATTACGATTCTAATCCATTATAAATTTGCAACAACATGCTTTTATCATAGTTGTTAGTGTCTAGTTCTGCAATTTCGTTGCTGACAATTTGATCTACACTTTCAAATTGTGCAATATCAAGTTCTGTTGACATCTCTTCAAGATGTTTTTGTGGAATAAGGGTAATTTCACGACATTTATACTCTCTTATAAACGTTTCTTTAACAAAACTTGCTTCTTCGTAGCTGATAGGCAAGTCTAGTGTTACTCGCAAGTACATTTTACTTTTTATAATAGTATCTGCGTTGTCAATTAGTTCACTTAGTTTAATTGTACGGTACTTAGGACAATCTGGCCAGTTGATATACTCTGGTTCTAGGTTATTTTCTTTATCAAGTATCATCATACCGCGATCATCATCGCCTACATCGGCATAATTGTGCGGAAACGCATTACCAATGTAGTGAATAGCACCTTGTTTTTGTCTTTTGTGGAAGTGTCCACTGAATACATAATCTTGATGCTTAAAGTGTTCAGGTTTTAAGTCACCGTGATCGGGCATACGCACTAGAGCGTTCATATAAAAGCTAGGAAGTTCAAAGTGTCCAAACAAATACTTTGTTTTGATACTACTCATCTTCTTCCACTCGTCGCCAACCAGCCACGGTACTAGTGCAACGTCATCTTCAATAAGAATCTCGTCTACAAATGTAATACCTGGAATGTGTTTTGCAAATGCAGTTGAGTTGACGTCACGTTTGTCTTTATAATACAAATCGTGGTTACCATCAAAGAAATAAAACTTCTCAAACGCTTTGCCTAGCTTCTCCATACTACGAATTGTTGCATCCATAGTAGTTAAGTTTAACGAATTACGATTGTGATGCCAATCGCCGCAGAAGATTCCGGTTTCGCAACCATGTTCTTTTGCAGTTTCAATATACCAATCAATAAATTCTTCGCAATCTTCGTTATGTACACGACTATTGCCTTTAAGTCCAAAATGAATGTCTGTAAAGACTGCTGCTTTTTTAAACAAACTGAGTTACTCCATAGTTTGTTAAATTATACGTTAAATCTTAACACCTGTCAACCACTATTTTTTAGAATATGGCGAAATAGTTGCATCCTCATTACGTTTTACACTAGCTTCCCATTCTCCGGCATGTTGTCTAGTATGACTAGGAGATAAGTCGTTCATTTCTAAGATATCGTCACGAATATTTTGATTGCGTTTTTCTATATTAATAACACGTACAAAACTATTTGTAACGGCTGCGGTGTAGTATGCAAAAGGATTATTTGACTTAGATTCGTCAAATTGTAGTCCTATTTGTGAAAGTTGCAGGATTGCTTGACCTTTCATCTCGTCATTATAGGTGTATCCACGTACATTACCTCGAGTAGCATAACGATCAACAAGTTTCATCCACATCATAGCAAGTTTGTTAGTTGCCTTTCCGTGATCTTTGGAAAAATGTCCATTTTCCATACCGCCTACCCAATGGCTTTTACCTACAAGTTGTAATTCTCCGTCTTCGTCAAATTTGTAGTGTACAAATGGAGGAAAATTTAGTTTTGTTTTTGTATCAGCAACGGTTTTTGGATTCTTCTTACGACCAGGCTCTTCTGGAATGTGATCAAATGTCATTACACGGAAGATAAGTTCTTCTTTTGTAATTGAAGTGTAAGGAACTTCACAATCTGCTTGTTTAACTTTCTCTCCAGCTGTTCGTCTTGATTCGTATGCTTCGGTTGAAAGTCGTTTTGCTTTGTTTCTTTTAGCTTCTGCTATTGTTAGTCGATTAATTTTGTCTACACTGGGCAAAATAATGTCAAAATGTGCATACTCTGGTGCTACATAGCTATTAAATGTATTTTTTGATCTATGTATTTCTGATAGTAAATCTCTATTGTTTAAATAATTTCTTTTTTTCATGATCTCTCCGACGGATATGTTACTTATATAATAATATACATAGTTAATTTTGTCAACTAAATATATGTATAGAATATAGGAAAAATTATGAGTGTAGACCTTGGATCTCAAATAAGAATGGCACAAAATGCACTACAAAGCATTAATAGTGGAGCAAGACCACCTACAGCTGAACGTTCTGTTGCAACCGTTAGTAATGCAACCGCAGATGATGCTTCAATAGACTGGCGTGTTTCATTGTCTGTACCAAATGAATTTCAATCTAGTCCTATTTTAACACCTTTTGGAAATACCGACAATAAAATGATATTTCCTTTTAATCCTCAAGTACTTTTAGGGCATACTGCAAACTATAATTTGATAGATCCTACTCACAATAATTTTCCTTATCATGCATATCAAAATAGCCAAGTTGATAATATTACACTAACAGGCGAATTTTTTACAGAAAATCAAGAAGATGCAAAGTATTGGATTGCCTGTGTACATTTTTTAAGAAGTGCAACTAAAATGTTTTATGGTGAAGGCAATGATCCTCAAGGTAATCCTCCTATTATTAGTAGATTGAATGGATACGGTAAACATGTTTTAAACAACATTCCGGTTGTAATTACAAACTTTACAACTGATATATCAAATGATGTTGACTACATTGAATGCGAAGTCGGCAATGGCGAAGTAAATTATGTTCCAACACAAAGTGTTATAACGGTAACCTGCGCACCAAATTATGCTAGACGTCAACAAGCAAGATTTAGTCTTAACAAATATGTAAACGGAGAATTTATTGGCGGACCGGAGGGCTTTGTATAATGGCATTACCTAAATATAAACAGACTAGTGTATATTCAAATACAAAAATAAACAAATCGGGTTATTTAGATTTTTTTAAACCTAATAGTGTACCGATTGCAAGAAACGATGTTAGATATGAAATAACAACTGCTTATACATATAGACCTGATCTGCTCGCACATGACTTATATGGTACTAAAGATCTTTGGTGGGTATTTGCACAACGCAATCCTGAAGTTTTAAAAGATCCTATATTTGATTTTGTTGCAGGAACAACAATTTTTCTTCCACAGCGATCTTTAATGCAGGACACAATGGGATTATAAATGTTTAATCTAGGAAATATCAGTAGAACTATTAACTCAGGATTCAGTCAGTTAAACACTATTACATCAAATGTTAATAGTTTTTCTTCTAATCTAAACACTGCAATAAACAGTAATCTTTCGGGAGTCACTTCTCAAATTAATCAGTTCACCGGCGGATTAACATCTCAAATTGATCAGTTCACTGGCGGATTAACATCTCAAGTAAACAATCTGACCGGTCAATTTCAAAATCAGATCAATTATTTAATTCCTGGATTTAATAATGCATCATTTCCGTTGCCTAGTCCAATCTCTCAATTAAAACAACAATTAAATGGAGTTACACAAGGACTAAACAACTCATTAGATCAAGCATTGGGCGGAATTAATGGTCAATTTGATCAAGCTTTTGGTGATATTACTGGTTCATTAACTGGAAAATTAAACGATGCAATATATAATGTTGATCAACTTACCGGAAGCCTTAATGCAAATCAATTATTACAACCGTTAAATCAAAATCTAGAAAATTTAACCAATCAAATAGATGCATTTGGTGATAGTATTACTGATCAAATAGGATCGATATCGGGATCAGTACAACAGGATTTTAATAGTGCATTATCTGGAGCAACAGATAAAATAACCAATGTGTTAAATTCTAATATAACTAGTGCTGTTTCTAATATAACTGATCAGCTAGACGCATTTGGCGGTCTTGGATCAGAAATTGAAAATGTATTAGATGCAGGAATATCAAATGTTGAAGCAACACCTAATAACATTATTAGTGTATTGGGAGGAGATGCGCAAGATATTTTGTCAAGCGCAGGCTCAATAATGTCAACTACACTAGGAACATTTTTTGGAGAAAATGGATTTACAGGGCTAGAACAATTCTTAAATAATCTAGGTAATACAGATATAATTTCAGGCGACGATGCTCTATTTTCGCAACCAGTAGGAAACGGAAACCAACGTCAAGAAAATCTACTTAGAGAATATAATACTTATAATTATATTATTACTCTTGGTATACTCGGTGTCGACGAATATAACAATCCTTCTACTTACAGAGAAAGGGGCGGGTTTACTAAAATAATTTTAAAAAGCGGTGGCGGCAGTCTTGACATTAGACAGCAAGTTGCTGAAGAAGGCAATGATCATGCAGAATATTTTATTGAAGATCTTTTTATAGATAGTGTTATTACTCCTAATTCTAATACAGGTGTTGCGTCCGGAACAACTATAAGCTTTAAGGTGTTAGAGCCTTATTCAATGGGAAACTTTATACAAGCTATTATTGCTGCTGCGGCTGAAAAAAATTATCAAAACTATGTTGATGCTCCGTTCTGTCTTAAGATAGAGTTTACCGGATGGAATCAGTATGGTGATACTGCACTTACAAATCGTGTTCCACCTAAATTTATTCCTATTAAATTTACAAAAATAGATTTTAATGTTTCTTCCGGCGGGTCTGTTTATCAAGTTGAAGCTGTTCCGATGAGTGAAACAGGACTAGAAGATGGTGTTGCAAATGTAAGAACAACTATTAATGTTAATGGAGCCTTTGTTCATGAAATGCTGTTAACATCAAACAATAGTGTAACACAAGCATATAACGATCATATTGCTTCTCTTGAAGACACTGGGATACTTGCATCTCATGATCGAGTTCTTGTAGTTTTTCCTAAAAACAATAGATCTGTGCTAGAAGCAGTAGAACAGGGTAATGGCCCTACAGACACAGTAACTGGTGCAGAACAATTAGGAATTGACAGAGGTTCGCAAATACCTAATGCAGACCAAAGTGAAGAACTACAACCAGATGACCCTGATACAATACCGTCTAATGAATCAACTCCTGAACGAGTAAGACCTAAAGGACAAATATTTACAAGGCTTGAAGGCTGGGCAACTAATACCGAAAATATGAATGAAATTGGTACTAGTCAGCTAGTTGAAGATCCCAATGCTGCTGGCGATCAAACACAAACTGACCAAGTAGATAGTCACGATGCAACAACTGATGTGCATAACAGAGGAACTGTTGAAAATAGTGTTAGTGAAACTTCAAGAAGCTTAGACAATGCTCAAAATGAAAATATTTTAAGATTGATCGATCGAGTGGTTTTATCTAGTCAATGGGCTCGAGAAAAAGTTGATGAAGAAACAGGCCCTACAGGTGTAAGAAATTGGTTTAAAGTTGAGACTAGAGTATTTCTTGAAACTGATCCAGAAGCTGAAATTAAAAATGGACGTCCGCCTAGATACTATGTTTACGAAGTGTTACCTTATTTTCCTGACGAAGCTAAGTTTTTATCAAACAACGAAAGGCCTAGAGGAACACTAGCACTAATGGCTGCTGCTCCTAAAGAATACAATTATATCTATACTGGTAAAAATGAAGACATAATTGATTTTGATATAAACTTTAATAATGCATTTATGCAAACTGCATTTTCTGACTTTGGTACAAATAATGGCGGAATTGCATCAACATTATCAGATAGTGTTAGGTCGCACTTTCAACCCGCAGGTGCAACACGAACCAATAGAAATCAAGGCGGAACAAATGAAACTGGTGGAGCAAACTCACTTGCATCAAACGTTAATGCTGAAGGCGGAGCACTTAGATCAGGCGATATTCGACAACAAATTGCTCATATGTTCCATCAAAGATTATTACATCAAACCGTAGACATGGTTACTGCTGAAATGAAAATTTGGGGAGATCCTTTTTATATTCCGCAACTAACAGGAAACTGGGCACCACCACCGTCGAGTAATCCTATGGTAGCACAAGACGGTAGTATGAATTACGGTACTCACGAAATTTTTGTACTATTTAACTTTCAAAATCCAGTCGATCAGCAAAAAACTGGACCCTATTATGATTTTCCACAAATTGTAAGAGGTTTTAGTGGATTGTTTAGTGTCAGAGCAGTAGAAAATCATTTTAATGACGGAAAGTTTACACAAACGCTAAAATTAATTAGACGCTTTGGTCAAGACGACGATGAAACAACAAACAACAAACCGTTTGTTGAAACAGCAGCAGAACAAATTAGAGAAAATTTAACTGGTGATGCACAAACCGACAGAGCAACTGCACTTAGTGCAACCGGTAATAATTCGAATGTAGGATATGAAGCAGGACAAGTCGACCCAGGCTTAGCTGCTGCCGCTGCACTAGCAAGAGCACAAAGCACTACTACTACAGCAGGTGATGATGTAGTATTTTCACAACCTGTTGTTCCAGCTACTAGTATAAACACTGGAGGTCCTGGATTTAGACCAGGAGATTAAGGAAAACATATGCCGTATCAAGATTTAGATAGCCCAGAAGAAAATAGTGCAGGCAATATTAATACACCTAGATCTAGTGATCCTAGAGATGAACGATCTAATATTAATGTTAACCTTCCTAGTAATAAAAATCTAAGTTCTGTAGTTTCACCTACCGCAGTGTCAAAGTCAAGAGTCACTGGCAGTAGTGAAGGATTAAATCCTGTTAGAGGCGAAACAGAATCTGCATATCTTAATAGACAGCGTCAAACTACTGGAAATCAAAATTTACAATTAAGTATCGATGCAATTAATCGTGTAATTTCTGGTAGAGAACATGTATGGGATGGAAACAATTTTGTAGATGTTAATAGTGCTACACTTGATCCACGCGGCAGAAATCAAATACCAAGTCAACAAATTCCGCCAACTGAGTTACCAGATCAGCCAGCTGAGCAATCAATGACTGCTTCGTCGAATATTGGATATGGTGCAGGACAAATAGATCCTGCCTTAGCGCAAGCAGCTAAGATTCAAGGTGTAGATGTGGGTTTTGGAGAAGGTCAAGTAGATCCTGCATTAGCAAAAGCAGCAGGACTAATAGACGGACCAGTTCCTATTTCATCACCGTCTAGTACAGAATTAGGAAATATTAATGCACCAACTACACCTGCCGGCGGCAGTAGCGGCGGAGGCGGCACAAGTTCGAGAAGTGCTCCGTCGGGTGTTGCTACTCCTACTAGTTTTAATGATAGATATGACTTTTTAACTAGACAAAAAGTACGTGAAGGAAAGCATGGAGGACAAGGCGGCGGTGCTGGCACAAGCCAGCCATGCGGAGTAGCACCCGGTGCAAGCGGTGGAGGGTCTAATGGCACAGGCAGTGGTCAATCTGTCCCACCGGCTACAACGTCAACAACAGCAGGTGATGATGTATTATTTTCACAACCAGTAGTTCCAGCTACAACGTCAACAACAGCAGGTGATGATGTATTATTTTCACAACCAGTAAATTCAAAGCCTTTGCCTAGACCTGAAACCCAACAAAATAATGACGCAGGTATATCTTCAAATCCGTTTGGATCTAATTTTGCTTAGTGTTAAGTACACAATAGAATAGGATTAAAATATGGCAAGCTCATCGTATACAAGAACACCTATGTATGGTACAAAAATAAGAGACGGAGGCCCTTATGAAGCTATCGTAGTGAACCACTTAGATGTTAAGTATATGGGAACACTAGAAGTTGAAATTCTTCGTTATACCGGCGCTGGACAAACTCCCGAACGCAGCGGTCAGCTAATAAATGTAAAATATCTTTCTCCGTTTTACGGTGTTACTCCTACAGCAGGATTAACAGCTACAGACGGTTATGCTAATACACAAAAAAGCTATGGTTTTTGGGCAGTGCCTCCTGATATAGGAACTAAGGTACTGGTAGTATTTGCTGAAGGAAATCCAAACTATGGATACTGGATTGGTTGTGTTCAAGACGAATACATGAATTTTATGTTGCCAGACGGCAGAGCAGCAACTACAAAAACAACTGATATTACTCCAGGAAATTTAAAGGGTGCAAAACTTCCTGTAGGCGAATACAATAAAAAGTTTGAAGACAGCGGCGAAGTAGATCCTACACTTTTCCTAAAACCTTACAATAATGATTTTACACAAGTTTTAGAAATACAAGGTTTAGTTTTTGATGAATCTAGAGGAACAACAACTTCTAGTGCTAGACGAGACATACCTAGTATGGTTTTTGGAATGAGTACTCCTGGACCTTTAGATAAGCGTCCTGGTGCTCCTAGAGTTGATTTAGGCGCCATTGGTTCAAAAGCTAACCTAGCATACAACAGACTGGGCGGACATTCGATTGTAATGGACGACGGAGATGATAAATTTGTAAGAGACACACCTGCTGAACTAGGCCCCCCGATCTATAAAAATAGAGAAGCTGGTGATTTATCGGGCGATGTTACAATTCCGCAAAATGAACTATTTAGAATTCGTACTAGAACAGGTCATCAAATATTGCTTCATAATTCAGAAGACTTAATCTATATAGGCAATAGTCGAGGAACTGCCTGGTTAGAAATGTCTAGTGACGGAAAAATAGATATTCATGCACAAGATAGTGTTAGTATTATGACTGACAATGATCTCAATATTACTGCTGAACGTGATATTAATATGGAAGCTGGTAGAAACATTAATATGAAAGCTAGTGCAAGATATAGCGAATATGAAGAAACTGATTCTAAAGGAAACGAAAGCGGCAGAATACAATTTGAATCAGCATACAACTATAATCTGTTGGTAGGTAAAACTGGTAAAATCTTAGTTGGATGTGATTATCATACCAAAGTTGCACGTAATCAATTTAACACCACAGGCGAATATCATCACATAAGAAGTGGTAAAGACAATAGGTTAACAGCTGGCGCATATACTCATATACTTTCAGGAAAAGAACATAGAGAAACTGCGGTTTATATTCATATGAACGGTCCCGCCGCTTCACCAGCTGTATTAGCACAAGATGTTATACAATTAGAAACACTAAATTTACCATATGTATTTCCGAGTATTCCTACACCGGTTGCATATCCAACAATTGTTCCTAGAGCACCTCAACACGAACCTTGGCCGCATCACGAAAATATGGATCCTTTGACCTTTAAAAAGGATCAAACTGATAGAGAATCTCCGGGTGGATTAAATGCAGCAGATAGAATTCTTACTCCAGACACATTCTTAAAAAACAAAGAAGGACAACAATCTAGTCAATCAGTCCCAGGCAGCGGCGGCGGAATTTCGTCAGGATTTAACAATAGCGGCGGAAGCGCCCCAGGCGGCGGCGCAGCAACAGGAACAGGACGACCTGGTAATCCAGATGCGACACCTGAAACAAGTGATTTTTCTTTTTCTGGAGATGGCAGACTAGGTGCGTTATCAGAAAGATACGAGTCTCGTGGCGATCCAACTATTATCGGCAATGATCGTACAGGCGGTCCAAGTTATGGTACATATCAAATTGCTACTAGAACAGGTACATTTAATGACTACATGAATTATCTCCAGCAAAACGATCCAGCAGTATACCAAGAATTGCAATCTGCAGGCGGTGCCCAGGCAGCTAGACAAGGCACAGCAGCATTTAGAAATAAATGGCAACAGGTTATGTCTAATCCGCAGGCAGCAGAAACTCAACATCAGTTTATTCAAGCAACACATTATGATCCTGCGGCACGTAGAATTGCAAATTCTACAGGAATTAATATTAGTACTAGAAGTAAAACACTAAATGACGTAGTATGGTCTACTTCTGTTCACCAAGGCGCCGGCGGCGCAAATACAGTATTTCGCCGAGCATTAGAAAGAACAGGTTCTAGTAATCCCTCAGATGAAGCTCTTATTAATGCAATATACGCAGAACGCGGTGCAGAAAATGGTATGCGATATTTTCCAAGTAGTACACCAAATGTAAGACAAAGTGTTGTTAATAGATTTAGAAACGAAAATGCTGATGCACTTGCTTCGTTACGTCAAGAGCAGTCAGGATAAATATTACTATGAGTAATTTAGAAAAAAATCTATACAAACGAGTTGCAGTAAAACCTACAAAGTCATCTGCTAAATCCAGCAGAACCTATAGAGGGTTTTCTACAGTTAGTGCTGAAAATTTAAACTACTCGCTTTACGATTTTGAACTAATAAAACAAAATTTGTTAAATCATTTTCATATTAGGCAAGGTGAAAAATTAACTGATCCTACATTTGGAACAATAATTTGGGATATGTTATATGAACCATTTACTGTAGAAGCTCAAGAAGCTATTATTGAAAATGTCACAGAAATTGTAAACTACGATCCTAGACTGAGTGTTAATAATATTAACGTCAATACGTATGAACAAGGCATTAAAATAGAGTGCGATCTAACTTATATTCCTTATAATATTTCAGAGTCATTAAAGTTCACGTTTGATCGTGAAAATGGCTTAGTATAATAATATACGCACATTTTCCTTTCAGATAAATATCATAGTAATCGAGGAACAAACACATGTCGGCAAGTGATAGACAGTCTAGACTCTTAGTAACCGAAGACTGGAAAAGAATTTATCAAACCTTTAGGAACGCAGATTTCCAAAGCTATGATTTTGATAATCTAAGACGTACAATGATCAATTATCTGCGTCAAAATTATCCAGAAGATTTTAACGATTACATTGAGTCAAGCGAATATCTTGCACTAATTGATATGATTGCTTTCCTCGGGCAAAACTTATCATTCCGTATTGATCTAAACGCACGTGAAAACTTTCTTGAAACAGCAGAACGTAGAGAATCAATTCTCCGTCTTGCTCGCATGTTGTCTTACAATCCTAAACGTAACCAAGCAGCAAACGGTCTTTTAAAATTAGAAACTATTAAGACTAACGAAGTAATCACAGATAGTGCAGGAAGAAGTTTAGCTGGTGTTGTGATCAAGTGGAACGATCAAACTAACAGAAATTATTTAGAACAATTTATTCGTATTTTAAATGCAGCACTACCAGTTAACAATCAAATTGGTTCGCCTTTAAAAACTGAAAATATTGACGGCGTGCAAACGCAGAAATATCGTTTTAATGCTACTAATACAGGAAGTGCTATATTTCCTTTTTCAAAACTTATTGAAGGTGTTTCTTCTAGATTTGAAGTAGTTAGTACAGATATTCAAGGAGATAAAATCAAAGAAGAGCCACCTGTCCCCGGAACTAGTCCTGCGTTTTTATTTAGAGATGACGGTCAAGGGGCCGGATCAAACAATACTGGGTTCTTTATGCACTTCCGTCAAGGTAGATTAGATAACGGTACATTTAGTATTGCAAGTCCTACTCCAAATCAAATAGTTAATATTGATGCAGAAAATATCAACGATACTGATGTGTGGGTATATAATATAGATACTAACGGTATAGAAACTACTCCATGGACAAGACTAGATAGCCTCGAAGGATCTAATATTATCTATAATAGTTTATTTGACAATATTAGAAATGTTTATAATGTAACAACGCGAGTAGGCGACAGAATTAACCTAAACTTTAGTGACGGTGTGTTTGGTAATTTACCTAGCGGTAATTTTAAAATATACTACAGAACTAGTCAAAATACCAACATGGTTATTACGCCCGGAGCAATGGGCCAAGTATCGATTACAATTCCTTATCAGACCAAAACAGGTCAAATAGCTGAACTTACACTTGGTCTAAGATTAAAGTATACGGTGTCTAACGGGTCGCCAACAGAATCAAATACTAGTATTAGACAAAATGCTCCTGCAACTTATTATACACAGAATAGATTAATCACAGCAGAAGATTACAATCTAGGACCGTTGTCTATAAGTCAAGATGTGGTCAAAACAAAAAGTGTAAACAGAATCTCAAGTGGCATTTCTAAATATTTTGATCTAAAAGATGTAACTGGAAAATATTCTAATACTAATCTTTTTGCAGACGATGGAATTTTATATAACGAATATTTTGAAACAAGAACAGATTTTAAATTTTCTAATCAGCGAGATATAGAAGGAATATTATATAATGTTGTTGAGCCTATACTAGGACTAAGCACGGTTAATAATTTCTATCTAGCTAACTTTCCAAAAATTAGTGTAACCGATCTAAATGCTACATGGAATAGAACAACCGTGAGTACTAATAGAAGTACAGGTACTCTAAAAGAAGTTGACGGATCAAATTATAAATTAGGATCATTTACAACAAATAGCCTACGTCTTATACAAGCAGACACATTACTTAAATTTTTGCCACCTGAAGGTAACTACTTTTTAGAAGACGGCACACTAACTACAGATTCTAGTGCGTTTGGCGCACGTGATTATAAATGGGTTAAAGTAGTTAGTGTTATAGGCGACGGATCAGGAGAAACTGATGTAAATGATATAAGTCCTGTAGCAATAAATGATAATATTCCAACTGGATCACAACTAGTACAAATAATACCTAAGTATAGTAAGACTTTAGTAAATGATCTTAAAGTACAACTAATTGACCAAATGTTTGCTTTTAGAGATTTTGCACTGCGTTTTGATCCTGAAGTTAGCCAATGGAAATTAATTACCGGACAGAATGTTAATACAATCAATAACTTTAGTACAGGAAAAGCTGGCGATGCAACAGGTCAGGCTCTTGACTCAAGTTGGATTTTGTATTTTAAAACAGATGGTACAAAATATACTATTACTCATAGAAATTTAAGATACATTTTTGAAAGTGCAAATGATATTAGATTCTTCTTTGATAGCAGTGACAAAATATATGACTCGAAAACAGGGCAAATTATTAGAGATAAAATTGATATTCTAAGTATCAACAGACGTTTAGATAACAATCAACCATTTACTCAAAACTTTACTTGGAATATCTCAGATGCATATAGAGATAGTGAAGGATATACAGATACTAGGAAAATACAGGTTAGATTTTTTGATTTAAACGACGATGGCGTATATGACGATCCGGAAATATTTACAACTCTAGTAAGGCCTACTGAAGATCCAAAAACAAAATTAGTATTCCAAAAAAGATATGTTACTAGTGACGGAGTTGAAGATTTTAAATATTATGATAACTCTGACAACACAATAATTGTTGTACAAAACGAATCTGAAATAACACCTTCTAATCCTGGTTGGGTAGAAGGACAAGTTTTTTATCTTATAGATGAAGGCGTTTTCAAAACACTTAATATATCAAGAAACAACAAAACAATTAATACAAACTGGAAAGCATTTACAGGTAGAGATAAATTAAAGTTCCAGTATGTGCATGTTGCAGATAGCAATTATAGAATTGATCCTGCTGCAAGTAATATTATTGACACTTATATACTTTCTAAAAACTATGACACTGAAATACGCAAATGGATTACTGGCGGCAGACCAACTAAACCATTCCCGCCAAGTTCGGATCAAATTTTTAGAGAATACGGAGATTCAATTAATTCAATTAAATCAATAAGCGACGAAGTTGTTTACCATCCAGTTAAGTATAAAATATTGTTTGGCACAAAGGCAGCAGAAGACTTGCAGGTTAAATTTAAAATTGTTAGAAACAAAAACTTAGTTATAAATGATAATGAATTAAAAGCAGATATCATAACTGCTATTGAAAAATTCTTTGCAATTGAAAACTGGGACTTTGGCGAAACATTTTACTTCCAAGAATTGAGTGCATACATACAAAACGATCTAGCACCAAAACTACAAAGTGTAGTAATTGTTCCTAGAAAAGGCACACAGGCTTTTGGTAGTTTATTTGAAATTAAATCAGAAGCAGATGAAATTTTCCTCAGTGGCGCAACGGTATCAGATATTGAAATTATTGATGAAATCACAGCAACAGAACTTCAAGCATCAGGCGATGTTATTACAAGTGTAACCACAGCAGTTACATCAGGTATATCTAGTGCGCCAGCAGCATCTACATATTCTTCTTCAACAAGTAATACATCGACTAGTACAACAACTAACACAACAAATAATACAAGTAGCGGAGGCTATAGTTACTAATGGCTTATAACGATAATCAAAACGAGTCGGCTCTTCCAGTACCCGGAAAAAATAACAAAAGAACAGCGTCTGATTTTTTACCTAAATATTTTAGAACAGCCGCTAATAGAAAGTTTTTGCAAGGTACTCTAGATCAGTTAATACAACCCGGTGTTGCTGAAAAGTTAAACTTTTATGCTGGCCGAGAAACAGCAAAAAGTTTTCAAGCTGAAGATCTGTATCTAAATGACGTAAGCGACAATAGAAAAAATTATCAATTAGAACCAGCACTAGTAATTAAAGATGATTTAGATAATGTAAAATATTACAAAGACTACAACGATTATATGAATCAGTTAAGCAATTTTGGTGCTAATACTCAAGACCATAGTCGTACTAATACTCAAGAAAGTTATGCTTGGAACCCAAATATTGACTGGGACAAGTTTGTAAATTTCCGTGAATATTACTGGTTACCAAACGGTCCGATGTCGGTAAATGTAAGAGGTCAGTCTAAAGAAGTTACTAGTACATATACCGTAACACTAGCAGATAATGTTGACAACGTAAGTTATTTGTTTTCTCCAGATGGTCTTACTTCTAATCCTACACTAAAACTATTTAGAGGACAAACTTATAAGTTTGAAATTGATACTCCTGGATACCCGATTGCATTTGCAATTAGCAGAACGTTTACTCCAGGCAGTGCTATTGTACAAGCAGGTAACGAAGGAATACGTGACAATGGTACCTTCGGCGGCACATTATACGATGAAACTGGTACTACTTATGATGTAGGTGGATTTATTGTTGAACCATCAGCAGGCGGAGTACTAGGATTTGAAGACGACGATAATGTTTCAACTCTTTATCCTGATGGAATTTCAAAATTTGATGAAAATGGAAATGAGATAGAAATTGTTTGGGTAGAAAAAGGAACAATTGAATTTACTATCCCTGATAACGCACCTGACAGACTATATTATATTAGTAGAAATAATATAGATACTAGTGGATTAATTAGAATTTACGACATTGAAGAAAATAGCTTTTTAGATGTAGGAAATGAAGTACTAGGTAAGAAAACATATACTAGTGCTAATGGGGTAACATTTAGTAACGGCATGAAAATTCGTTTTCAGGGTGATATTACACCAGATGTGTATGAAGAAAATGAATGGTATATCGAAGGCGTCGGTGACAAAATACGTCTAGTTAGAGATGTAGATTTAACTATTCCGTCTGCATATTCACAAAATATACAAGTTCCGTTCGATTCAGTAGGATTTGATAATCTTCCATTCGCAAATGCAAGTGCATATGCAGCTGATAAAGATTACTTGGTTATTAATAGAGCAAGCCAAGATAGAAATCCATGGAGTAGATATAATAAATGGTTCCATCGAGATGTTATTGAACAAAGTTTTACTTATAATAACACACCAGTAGAAATTGATCAAGATGCTAGAGCAAAACGTCCTGTTATTGAGTTTGAAGCAGGATTAAAACTTTTTAACTTCGGTACAGAAGCAAAGCAAGATGTAGATGTAGTAGATACTTTTACAAAGGATGTATTTTCTACTATTGAAGGTAAAGAAGGATACAACATAGACGGCATAGAACTAGCAGAAGGCATGCGAATTCTATTTACTGCTGACACTGATATCTTAGTCAGCGGAAAAATCTATCAAGTTAAATTTATTAAGATTGGTAATACAAGACAAATTAGTCTAGTTGAAACAGATGATACTATGCCTTTAGAAAATGAAACAGCTTTTGTTACACAAGGTAACAAATATGCTGGACAAACTTTCTATTTTAACGGTAGTGTATGGAATCAAGCACAGCAAAAAACTAAAAGAAACCAGCCACCGTTGTTTGATTTATGTTGCCCATTTGGGTCTGAATATGCAGATGTAACTACATTTGAAAGTTCTACATTTAGCGGAACTAAAGTATTCAGCTATAGAGAAGGTACAGGAACTGATGACAGCGAACTTGGATTTCCTCTGACTTATAGAACTATTGAAAATAGTGGTGATATTGTTTTTGATTTTAATTTATTAAATGATAGTTTTACATATCAGTTAGATGAAGAACTTATTACCGTTACTACTGATACTTCTAATCTAAGAAAATATACATCTAGAAATACATTTAATTATGTTAACGGTTATAGCTCTATTCCAACCCAAAGTAAACAATATGTTATTAGACAATATGTAGCTGACGAACTTAGTTTGAATAATTATACTATTGATGTTTACGATAATGCAGGTGATCTTAATGATTTAAAAGTAGTTGTTTATGTAAATAATAAAATTAAATTTGAGTTTACTGATTTTGAAATTGACAGAGTTAATAAAAAAGCTTTAGTTAGATTTTATAACGATCTAAATGAAAATGATGTTGTTAAAATAAAAACTTCTAGCAGTACTGCAAAGAATTCTAATGGATATTACGAGTTTCCACATAACCTCGAAAGAAATCCGTTAAACAATGATATAACTGAATTTACACTAGGCGAAGTTATTGATCATGTTGATACTATGATTGAAGAAATAAATGGCTTTGCAGGAACCTACCCTGGCACAAGTAATCTTCGTGATTTAGGTGACTTAGATAGATTTGGCAAACGTTTTGTAAAACATAGTGGTCCTATCAATTTACCGTTATATCACACTACTAGTAAAAAGTATAATATTATAAATGCAATAAGATATTCAAAACAAGAGTATGCAAAATTCAAAAGAATATTTTTAGAAACAGCAGAAAAGTTAGGATTAGATACTCTTCCAAAACAACATGTTGATGCAATATTAAAAGAAATAAACAAAGATAAAATTAAAAGTCAGCCATTCTACTTCAGTGATATGATTCCTGTTGGAGCCAATAATGCTATTGAATATAAAGTTTTAGATAGTAGAACTAGACTCTATGCATTATCAAATGATTTTAATTTAGCATCGTTAAGTCCAAAAGCAGTTTTAGTTTATCTAAACAATAAACAACTAAAGCATGGACTAGATTATAATTTTGATAATCAAGGCTTTGTGAGTATCAATGCAGGACAACAAGTAAATGATATAATTACAATTTATGAATACGAAAGTACTGACGGATCTTATGTTGCACCTACACCAACTAAACTAGGATTGTTTCCTAAATACGAACCTCAATTATTAATTGACGACACTTACCAAACAAGTGAACCAATTACTACAGGCCCATTTAAGATATACGGTGAAGTTGCAGAAGGATTTTTCCGTGCAGGAACTAGAGGTTGGTTCTATCCTGTGTTCACTTCAGAAGCAGCAGCACAGGAATATGCAGAGCAGCAAGGCTTACAAGAAACAACTTCACATACTCATCAGTTTTTAGGACTCAATAGAGTACTTTATATGCCGAACATTGGCAGCACACACGGTGGCCAAGATAATCCAAGTTTTGATACATACCCAGTTGGCATTCCTATGATCAAAGGCCACGACGGAAGTTATGTTAGAGCGTATCTTGATTATCGAGATGAATTGTTAATTGAATTAGAAAATCGTATTTTTAATAATATTAAAATTGATTACGACATTAATAAAATTGATATTAAAACATTCGAAGGTGGTGAATTTAGAAATAGTTTATTTACTAGAGAAGAAATTAATAATACCTTACTAGGTGATTTTACAGAATGGTTACAATTAGTAGATAACGATTATACAGATAATTTCTTTTATCTAAGACAAAATGAATTTACATTTAATTACGGATCTTTTAGTAGCCCGACTGGTAAATCGTTAGCAGGTTTTTGGAGAGGTATATACAATTATATCTATGACACAGATACTCCTCACACAACTCCTTGGGAAATGTTAGGGTTTGCGATTAAACCAGATTGGTGGAACAAGACGTATGGTCCTGCACCATACACTAGAGAAAATAATATTTTATGGAAAGATCTAGAAGAAGGTGTAGTCCGCAGACCTAATCAGCCTATAGAATATAGACCAAATTATTCCCGTCCTAATCTGCGTAACTTTATTCCTGTTGATAGCCAAGGACGATTGAAAGCACCACTTGCTGCTGGTGTAGTTAATGGGTTTGTACTTCGCCAAGCTTCTGATAATTTTACATTCGGAGATCAATCTCCTGTAGAAGCTGCATGGAGAAGAAGTTCTGAATATCCATTTGCAATTATTACATCTTATTTGCTTAACAATCCTGCTAAGGCACTTGGATTAGGTTTTGATTTAAGTAGAATAGAAAGAAATTTAGCAGGTCAGTGGAGTTATACTGAAACACAAAAACCGTTGCAACTTAATAATGTTTTATTACCAAATACATATCAAAGTTCACAAAGAATACAGACTTCAGGCTTTGTAAACTACATTTATAATCTAATTTCAAGTGATATATTATCAGTGTATAACGAATATGTTGATGATATATCAAGAATTACAAATCAATTAGGATTTAAATTAGGCGGCTTTACTGATAAACAAAAAATTAATTTGTTATTAGATTCTAAGTCACCTCAGCAAGTTCAAACTGATGGCGGAATTTTTGTACCACAAGAAAATTATAAGGTATTTTTAAATACTAGTTCTCCTATTGATATTATTACTTACTCCGGTATTGTTATTGAAAAAATATCTTCAGGGTTTGTAATTAGAGGATACAATCAAAATGACCCTGTTTTCAAATATTACGATTACATTAGCAGCTCTAAAACTATTCCAGTTACTGTCGGCGGGATTTCCGAAGCAACAACACCGTGGGAATCAGGCAAGCGTTATGAAAAGGGCACGGTAGTAGAGAATAACAATTCTTATTATAGAGTTGTAACTACTTTTACAGCCGGTGAGCAATTTGATACAGAAAATTTAGCCAAACTTCCAGGACTTCCTACATTAGGCGGCAAAACTGCATTGTTCCGTAGAAATTTTGACAAAAGACAAATTAAACTTTTATCATACGGCTCTAAACTAAACACTAGTCAAGAAGTAGTTGATTTTATTTTGGGTTATGGTGAATATTTAAAAGCCCAAGGTTTTACTTTTGATAATGTCGAAGTTGACGGATCGGTTGAAAATTGGGATAAATCTGCTAGAGAATTCCTATTTTGGACAACACAAGGTTGGGCAAGCGGCACGGTTCTAAGTATTTCACCGAGTGCCGGTAAGTTAGAATTTGATCCGATTTATAGCGTAGTAGACGATTTATCAGATCCGTTCTATCCTTATAGTATACTCAAATCAAATGGTGATCCATTAGATGTATCATTTAGGACAATGTTAAGAGATGGAAATAGTTTCGGCATCCAAACAGCAGTCAATAATGACCAAGAAGGATTGTATAACGTTTCATTACCTTTGGTACAAAAAGAGCACGTAGTGCTTTTAGATAATAGTACTATCTTTAATGATGTCATTTATAAACCAGAAACTGGTTATAGACAAGAACGTTTAAAAGTTCTGGGATATAGATCAGATGAATGGGAAGGTGGTTTAAACATTCCTGGATTTGTTTACGATGATGCAAAGGTTGTTGATTGGGAAACATGGGAAGATTATACAATTGGTAGTATTGTTAAATTTAAACAATTTTATTATGTTGCTACTAAAAACGTTACTGGCGCAGCAGAGTTCGATCCAACTGGCTGGTATCGTCTTAGCGAAAAACCTGAATCAGAATTAGTTACTAACTTTGATTATAGAATTAATCAATTTGCAGATTTTTATGATTTAGATACTGCTGGGTTTGATGAAGAGCTACAAAAAATGGCTCAACATTTAACTGCATATCAAAAAAGAGATTATCTAGCAAATATTATTAATGATGATGTAAGTCAATATAAATTCTATCAAGGATTTATACAAGACAAAGGTACAAAAAACGCTTTAGATAAACTCTTTAAAAAACTAAGCAGTGCAAACAAAGAAAGTCTAGAATTTTATGAAGAGTGGGCATTACAAGTTGGTCGTTATGGCGCAACTGACAATATTGAACAGGTTGAATTTAACCTAGAAGAAAACAAAATGGTCGAATCTCCTCAGATAATTGAATTAGCTGAAAGATTACCGGAAACTAATTTTGAAAAAATATACAGAATACTTCCTCAAGAAGTTTATGACAGGCCACTAGACTATGATCACAATCCGTTCCCTATAACCGTATTAAACATTGATTCTAGATCTAATGTAGTCAAAAGCGGCGGCTATGTTGCAGAAGACGATGTAACTTACATTGCCGGAACTATAGAAGAACTTGCTGGCACAGATACTAATCTTATTAGCTTGTCTGATTATATATGGATACCTGGATTTAGAGATCAAGAATGGGCAGTATTCCAGAATACTGATTCTGGATTGCGAGTTAATCGAGTTGTAAAAACAGGCAGAACAGCTAGCACTGGCGAGTTTATTGCAGAAGTTTATACAAATAAATGGGCTGCTAATTTTGTAACAGAAGACGATTTAATATCTATTAGAGGATCTCAAACTCAACGTATTACTGGCATATATAAAATTAACTCTATCAACTTAGACAAAATTGAAATATTATTACCGAGTAATAATTTTATTCAATTTGCCGACGAAGATTTTATGTTAACCAAACTTAGAAATGTTCGTGTTCCAGACTTAGAATCTCTAAATGCTCTAGTACAAGAAAACATCTACACTGGACAAAAAATATGGGTCGACGATTTTGATAACAACGGTAATTGGTCAGTTGTTGAAAACACTAGACAATTTACTAGATCTAATAGTATTTCTAACCCAACAGAATTTGACAGCACTCAGCATGAGTTTTCAAAATCAATAGCTGCATCAAGTAATAACTTAGATGTGTTTATTGGCGCACCTGGTGATCAAAATGGCAAAGTTCATGTGTTTAAGAGAACAAAAGAAAATTGGGATCTTCGTAATACACAAGAACTAGGATTTAATTCATATCCTTTAGAATGGAAGCCTAACACACAATTTTTTGTATCTAACAAGATTGCTTACTACAATGATATGCTATCAACTCCTCGATGGGAATATTATGTTGCAAATACTACGCATATAAGTGGATCGTCTCTTAACAAAAGATTGTTAGAAGACGGCACAGAAGAAACACTTACAACTTTGTGGAGATCAGTTAGTGATCCTCAAGAATTCTTAAATCCGATTGGAAGTAATTTTGGTGAAAGTGTTGCTGCATCACCAGACGGTGAATATGTAGTAGTTGGTATTCCAAATGCTAGTGAAGTAAAAACTAGAGACAAAGGCGAATTTGATCCGTCGCAAACATATGCTAAAAATGATATTGTAAGATATAGGAGTTCTATCTGGAAAGCAAACAGAGAAATCTTACCCGAAGTATCTGCCCAGCCTTTCTCAACTTTTGATACGTATAACAACATTATCAGTGCATCGGACGCTGATAGTACCAGTATTACTTTGTTAATGACAGCTGATCCTGGTATTAACAGAAATATTGCTGACGGCGACGATAATTTAAAGCATTTCTTAGTCAAAGCACCAAAGGATATGTACCTAGGAACTAAGCCTAATGACCGTGTAACACTATATTGGAATGAAGTAAGTTATGCATATCCTACACTAGATCCTAACGAACCATTCGATGGTGAAATTGACAATATAGATTTTGCTAGCCTATCAAGAACACATACGATTGAAGAAAAAATTGATCATGTATTCTTTTTTGATACATTTGTAACTATTCCAAATGTAGGCGACATAATCGAAAATGATACCGGTAGTGCAGAAGTTCATTATGTGTCTGTAAAAAATGACAGCATGGTTGTTTATGTTAAAAACACAAATGGCATCTTTGGAATATCTGGAGAGCTATTTACGGTTGACGAAAACTTCTTAGGATTTTATGAAGAACAAGGTTATAGCACTTCTGATAACTTAGGCGGCTTTTGGTTTATAAGCAACTACGATGCAGAGAATCCTGCAGATCCAAACAACTTTGTCTATTACAATAACGGAAGATATTTCGATCAAGGCAAAGGCTTAGTCTATGTTGATGTACAAGTAAGTGACGATCAGTTAGACCCTAATCCGTATTATAACATACAAGGTACTATACAAGAAATTGGACCTTACGTAACTAAGAAAAATCAAGTTAGTTTTATCACCCAACTTAGTTTTGAAGGAGACCTAGGCGGCGTTGAAAGCATTTACCCATCAGACTTATGGGTAGTACGTGCAGGTAAGGAATTTACTAATACTATTGATGCTGGTGATATAATTGAATTTGAATTGTTTGAAGGCGACAACAGAGTAGTAGATTTTACAAATACAGGCCTAAGCTACGATGCAATAAATGGAACACAAACCGTACAAGAAAAATGGGACGGATATATTGATTTCGATCTAGTACCTGGACGTACAGGAGATGTATTTGAACCTAAGGCTGATTGGGAATTTGATACTGAGTCGAATAACTTTGTTTATGTTGGCGATGGAGACACGGTAGAAGATGCACAAATACCATTCGATGAGTTCGGCGGGCTAGCTGCTACAAGTTCAACAACAAGTAGTGCTAAAGTCAAATTTGTACAAAGAAACTTTAACAGACTAAGAGTTTATCTTAAAATAGAACCTACTAGTGTTGGTAGATTTGTTGAACTTAATAATATTGGTAGCTATCAGTTACGCAGAGTGCGTGCAGGCACAGCTGACAGAATTATGGGTATTGTTGACGATACTAATAACAACATTAACTTAGGTACAGAAAAAGTCGGTGAACTTATTGTTTTCCGTAATACAGAAACATTTGATGCTGTTAGTGAATGGAATAATGTTGTTCCTCTCGTTGACGAAGAATATATTATTTACAACGAAGGTTCTGATGTTGATGGTGTTTCGCGTGCAGCTAATCCTCCGTATAGTTTAAACAAAGATTATACTCAGATCTATAATATACCTGCTGATAAATCGGGAACAGCTGGACCTGATAATGAAGGTGCAATTGCAATCTATAGAAGAAAACGTGACGGCGCTTACGAATTACAACGCATACTAGTAAGTGAGTATCGAACAACTGATAGACAATTTGGTAAACATATACAAATAGCCCAAGACGAAAGCTATTATACACTTATGGTATCTAGTGATCCAGTAGGTTTAGCTAGAGACCAAGAAGGAGAATGGAGAAAAAATCCTGGCAGCATCGAAATATTCCGACATGGTAGCAAAGATGTTAACTTTGCAGGTGAATACCAATTTAGAGAGTATAGTGAAGGCGAAGTTGTAACATTCAAAGACGACTATTACGAAGCAATAAAAGATTCTCCAATAGACGAAAATTTACAATTTATTAGAAATAGTTTGTATTGGAAAAACATTAGTTGGCGCCGTTCTACAGATGAAAACTTTAGAGGCGAGTTTAATTCTGCACAAAGCTATGCAACAGGCAATATTGTTGAATTTAATAATAATTTATATAGTGCATTAACAAATATTTCTCAAGGCGCTGCATGGAATAGTGCAGACTGGAATCTAATAGATTACAAAATTGACTATATTGGATATTTGCCTAATCTAACTGGCAAAGCTTATTTTGACGAAGAAGTTTTCGATCCTATTGAAAATATTGATCAATTTGCACAATCATTTAGTTTAAGTGAAGATGCAAATACTTTAGTTGTAAGTTCTAGACAAACTGAAACAGATAGTACAGAAACTATTAAAATTATAGTTTACAAGCAGTTTGACGACAAGTATATGGTTTCTCAAATCGTAGAAAGACCAGTAGATGCTGATAAAGAATCATGGGGCCAGCAGGTTACTATTAACCCTCAAGGCACATCTTTTGCAGTAAGTGCAAACTTAGCTGACAACATTAAAAACGATCAAGGATTAGTTTATGTTTATTCTTTAGGTACTGACGGATTCTTTGGAGTCGCTGGCAATCCAACACAAACACTAGCATCTCCAAACAACGAAGTAGCAGAGCAATTTGGACATAAAATACATTTTGGCAATGATAATCTTGTTGTAACAAGTTTAAATGGCGATCAGCTTATACCTACTAGATTTGATACAAAAACCGAATATGTTGATTCGTACTTAGTTGGATATGATTCTGGTATAGATCTAAAATCCTTAAATGATATACTATTTAAATCAGTAGTAGATGGTGTTTTCGAGTATAGAGATTATAAACTTTATACTAATGATTTAATTAACTATTTTGGTAAAACTTATAAAGTACTAGTTGATACGGTTTATAATCCTAGCTCTTTTGATGTAACAGATACTTTAACATTTAATGAAGTAGAACCTCAGCCGATATATGTTGATACGGTTTTTGACTCAACATCGGCTGATTCAGAAAGCGAAACTACATTTGATAGTGGATTTACAACATTCCAAAATATTAAACTAGACACTGGAGTAGTTTATGTATACGAGAACCTTTCTGATAGACTAGTTTATGCAGAGTCGTTTAGATATGAAAATGCGGGTGTTGAATTTGGCGAAAACATACATTCAGTGAATAATCACGTTTATGTTGGAATGACTGATCAGTTATTAAACAGCACTAAAGGTATAGTACTTGACTATAGAAAAGGCAAAGGATTGTCTAGTTGGAATAAAATTAGACAATCGATACCTGCTGTAGATATAACTAAAATTCGTGGAGCATTCCTATATAACAAGCGTACCGATCAAATTGTTTCTTACATAGACTACATTGATCCTATACAGGGAAAAATTGCAGGCCCAGCAGATCAAGATATTACTTATAAAACTGGATTCGATCCTGCAAAATATAACACAGGGGCAACAGCTGATAGTAGTGTTGATAAAGATCTAGCGTGGGGCAAAGATTATGTAGGTCAGGTATGGTGGAATATTCACAGCGCAAGATTTGCTTATCCTTATCAAGGATCGAGCGTAGAACAGCGCGACCAGTGGAACCGACTATTGCCAGGATCAAGAATTGATGTGTATGAGTGGGTTGAAAGTCAATATCCACCGAGTCAATGGGACGAAATATCTGGAACTGACCAAGGTATAATAGAAGGCATTGACGGAAGAAGTTTGTATGGAGATACTAAATTTACAACAAAACTTGAATATGACGACATTGCTAAAGTATTCAATACTAAGTTTTACTTCTGGGTTGGAAATAGTAAAGTTGTTCCACAAGCTAATAATAGAAAACTTAATACTAGAGATATTGCTAGATTTATTAGCCGTCCGAGAGAACAAGGTTATAGATTTATTAGCTTTATCGGTTCTAACAAATTTATTTTAAATAATTTTGATAACTTAATAACCAGTGACGATTTAGTATTAAACATTAAGTATGCAACAAACGATAATCTAGAACAAAATGTTCACAGCCAATATCAGCTTATTAGCGATGGACTAGAAACAAGTGTTCCTAATGCTGATATTGAGCGTAAATGGTTTGATAGTTTAATAGGATTTGACACTAATGGACGCCAGGTACCGGATACTAAAGTACCTATTAAAAATCGCTACGGTGTACAGAATCGTCCAAGACAGAGTATGTTTGTCAATAGATTTGAAGCACTAAAGCAATACATAGAACGTGTAAATAGTGTTTTAAAAGAAAACTTAATCGTTGACTTGTATGATTTTTCTGCATTAGATCAAAAAGAAGAATTACCAGAATTCATTAACGGTGACTATGATATTGCAATTGATAGTTATTCAGAATTAAGATTTGTAAGTACAAACAAAATACAGCAAGCAGAACTAACACCTGTTATTAATAACGGTAAAATTACAAACGTACTAATTACTAATCCGGGCAGAGGCTACAAAGTTGCTCCAAGTTTTGAAATTTCTGGAGCAAATACAGGTACTGGTGCAGATATAGAATTAGAAATTAATAATCTAGGACAGATTGTTAATGTTATCATTAACAATCAAGGATCGGGATATGCAGAAACTACAAAAATCTTTGTTAGAAAATTTAGTGTACTAATAAACAGCGATTCAACTATTTTTGACAAGTGGAGCATCTATGGATATGACGAGTCTACAAGAACTTGGTTTAGAAGAAGCATCCAAGATTACGATGTAACACAATATTGGGATTATGTAGACTGGTATGCCGAAGGTTATAACGAATTTACAGAAATAGATGAAGTTATTGATCAAACCTATCAGCTGACTTCGCTAGATAACACAATCAAAAGTGTTGTTAAAATTAAAAACGTCGGAACTGGCGGCTGGCTTCTTTTAGAAAAAATCAATAATGAAGACACTGGTGATTATACCGTAAACTATAAAACAATTGGACGTGAAAACGGCACAATACAATTTAAGGACACATTATATGATTACGGTAAAAATACGGTTGGATATAGTAATCGAAGTTTTGATAGTTTCTTCTATGATAATAATCCTGCAAAAGAGTTAAGAATTATACTTAACACTATTAAAGATAATCTATTTGTTAGCGATCTAAGAGTAAATTACAATCAATTGTTCCTAGCAAGTTTGCGTTATATCTTAAGTGAACAAAATAGTGTTGACTGGATGTTTAAAACAAGCTTTGTTAACGCTACACATAATTTAGGAGAGTTGTTCCAAGATATTACATTTAATGCTGATAATCTAGACAATTACAAAGAGTATGTTGAAGAAGTTAAACCATTTAAAACTAATATTAGAGAATATGTAAGTGCTTATGAAAAAACAGAACCTACAAATACATCAATTAGTGACTTTGATTTAGCACCAATATACGATTCATTTAGTAATAGTATCCAAGCTTCATCTGCATATGTATCTAACGGAATTGCAACTGGCTTAGACGATAGCTTTGATGAACATCCTAGAAAACAATGGTTAGATAACTACGGTTATCAAATTAAAGAAATAATCATTAGTGATCCAGGCGAAGGTTATACATATAAACCTGTTGTTAAAATTATAAGTGATGTTGGCACAGGTGCGACTGCAGAAGCATTCCTTGGTTATGGTAAAGTTACAAAGGTTAAAATTACAAATCCTGGAACTGGTTATACTAAAGCACCTACAATATTGATAGAAGGCCCGTTAAGTGATAATGGTCGACTAGCAACTGCTACTGCGGTTTTAGGAAACGGTGTTGTTCGTACTCCTAGTATAAGAATTAAATTTGATAGAACTGCTGGTACTTACTTTATTGAAGATTTATTCGAAACAGAAACTTTTACAGGATCTGAGTTTGAATCTAGATTTGATTTAAAATGGCCAATGGATATTGATACAAAGAAAGTAAAGGTTTATCTTGACGGTATAGAACAATTAAGAAGTACATATACTTTTGAAAATCTAGAAAACACTGATGCTGGTTATACTAGAAGCCAAGGCAGAGTAACATTTACTACACCTCCTTCTTTGAACACTTCAATTGTTGTAGAATATTATAAACCGTTAGATATGCTAGGTGCTGAAGACAGAATTAAGCACGCATATAATCCATTAACAACTATGTTTGGTAATGATCTAGCACAACTAATGACCGGAGTAGATTACGGCGGCGTTGAAATACGAGGATTCGAATTTGAAACCGCAGCAGGTTGGGATAGCCAAGGTTGGTACACAGATACATGGGATACATTCTCAAGTGTGTTTGAAGACGAAATTTTTACAGCTGACGAATCTACGGTAGCAGTTGAACTTTCTCAACCACTAGAGCAAGGTATTGTATATAACGTATATAGAAAAAGTGCAGGTGATGAAATTGCTGTAAGACTTGATGATCCAGATTTTGATGCAGGAACTCCGAGTAATACAGATGCAATTATGAATAGCATTACTGGCGACGGAGTTACTGATGTTATTGATCTAACTCAATATGGTATACTATTACTAGATGGTGATACACTTATTGTAAGAAAAATTACAAGTGAAGGCGTAGCTAATATTGACACTGAAAGTTACGATCAGCAGTTAAGTGGCGGTGATTTAGCATATACTACTGCTACAGGAAAAAATGCAGAAGATATTGTTGTAGACGGTGATGGTTTCCAAAGTGTATCTGCTCAAGGCGGTCCAGAAGAACTAGTACCAGGTCAAGTGTACGACACTTTAGATATTAAGGTTTATACAAAAGACAGCAGCGGCCAAGGTGTTATTTTTAGTCAAAACTACAATATGGATGCAAGCATAAGCACATATGATCTAGGCACAACTCCTGGATCTAGTGATAGTGTATTTGTTAAAGTTGACAATGTAATATTAGACAGCGACAGCTATTCAATTGATTATGATAATAATACCGTTACCGTAGACAATCCGCAAGATGATGTAGATTTAAGTATTATAACTATAAGTCAAAGTACACAAAATATTGTAGATTTTGGTAAATTATATGGCGACATATCTACTACTGATTACGAAACATCAATTTATTATGTTCCGACTCTAAACGCAGCTGGCGAACCAGAAACACCTATCAACGAAGTGTATGATGTTTTTGCTAACATCAATGGCATAGCAGAAAGTGTAGTACTTGTTGAACAATATGCTCCTGGATACATTAGTATTAGATTTGAAAGCACTCTTTTAAATGAAGATGTTATCAATTATACTATTTTTGAAGGCACTGAGCAAGTTAACTATAGTCAGATTACTAAAGATAGTTTTGTAGGCGATGGATCTACTATAGAGTTCGAATTAGCTACTGCTCCATTTTATGCATTGCCTACACAGCATAATATTATGGTTAAAGTAGATAATAGAATTTTAAATGCAGGATATAATATTCAGTATACAATACCTGAAAACAATCAAAGAGAGTATCAGCTGGAAACGTTCCAGCAGCCGGCTGGATCTACTCAAGCATCGGATCTAGAAATATATCTAAACGGAGAGTTAATTGAAACTCCAGTAGAATGGAGATTTGACATCAATAATGCTAGTGTTATACTTTCAGATGAAACTGGATTACCTGGCGATTTACTTGAAATTTATATTATAACAGATGGTGAATATAGTATTAGTGGAAATACGATTACTCTTAAAGAAACACCTGCTAATAATAGTACAATTGATATATTCCAGTTTTCAAATCACGATTTACTTAATATAGAAAGACAACAATATGATGTTGTTAATAGAGAAATTGTTGAATTAACTGGTGATGATTATGTAACATACCAACGTCTTAGTGTAGGTGAGATACAATTGCGTAAACCTGCACATGATGCACAATATGTATGGATTGCTAGAAATGGCGAAATGCTAACTCCGAGTGTTGATTACTATGTAACTGACGATAAAACAAAAGTACGTATTGTTAGAAATTTAGATGAAAACGATATACTAGATATTATACATTTTAGTGCTCCTCTAAATCAGCCTAAGTTTGCATTTAGACAATTTAAAGATATTCTAAATAGAACACACTTTAAACGTCTAGATGCTGCTGCAACTGAATTATCACAGCCGTTGGCTTATCACGATTTACGAATTGAAGTAGTAGACGGCGCTGCACTTGCTGATCCAGATAAAGGTCGTAACATGCCTGGTATAATTTTCATTAACGGCGAGAGAATTGAGTATTTTGTTAAAGAAGAAAATACACTACGTCAAATTCGTCGAGGAACACTAGGTACAGGAATACCTGAAGTACATGCGTCTAGTTCAAATGTATACGATCAAAACAATTCAAAAACGGTACCTTATCAGGATAAAACTTTTGTACACAACTTTAGAAACGAAGTTGATGGTAGCAATAATACATTTACTATTCCGTTTGTTGTAGGTAGCAGAGACGAGATTGAAGTCTTTAGTGCAGGCAAGCGTCTCCGTAAGTTAGCTGTTCAAGAATTTGATCCTACTTTAGCATTAGATAGTCCAGATGGAGACATAACTATTAATGAAGAGTTTACATTTGATGCAGTAACAAATAGTATTACAATAACAGAAACACCTACTGCTAACACATTAGTTACGGTTATTAAGAAAACACTTCAGCCATGGACAGATACTGGTATTATGTTAGGTGATGCACAAAATAACATTGGAAGATTCTTACAAGCAGGCTCTGCGGGTTTACCAGAATAAATACATTATAGGAATTAAAATGAGTGATAACATGAAAGATAACAGCGGAATACTAGTTCAAGGGCATATTAAAATATTTGACCCTGATACCCAAACAGTGTATATTGATAAACGTAATGCTATTCATTATGAAAATATGAGTATTGCACTTGCAGAAAGCCTTGCAAATGAAGGTAAAGGCTTTATTGAGCGTATGAGTTTTGGAAACGGCGGCACAAGCGTTGATCCAACAGGTATTATTACATACCTAACACCAAACTCAACTGGAACAAATGCAACATTATATAATGAAACATATTCAAAAGTTGTTGACGACTCGAGTGCTGAAAATACAGACCCTGCACGTAATAAAATGGAAATACGCCATCTAAGCGGTACAAACTATACCGACATACTAGTAAGTTGTTTGTTAGATTACGGCGAACCAGAAGGACAGCAGGCATTTGATACAGCAACAAACCAAGATAATCAATTTGTTTTTGACGAACTAGGATTAAGAAGTTACAGCGGAGATCCAGCAACACCTGGAAGACTTATCACTCATGTTATTTTCCACCCTGTACAAAAGTCACTCAACCGTTTAATTCAAATTGATTATACGGTTCGTGTACAGAGTTTAGCAGGGTAAGGAGTAAGCAATGGCATACCAAATAAGTTACAGTGATTCGCTAAACAAAGGCCAAATTGACATTGAAGATCGTACGCTCAATCAAGAAACTAGTTTAGGTTTTCCGGGTCGATACGAAGTTAATTATGGGTCGGCTATTAATACAAACTTTCTGCACCTATTAGAAAATTTTGCAAATACAGAACCACCAGAGCGTCCGGTAGAAGGACAAACATGGTATGATAGCACCGAAGGTGTTGATCAGTTAAAAATATATGACGGTACTAATTGGATTGCTGCCGGCGGCATTAAAAAAGCAGCAAGCGCACCCGAAGTTGCAAATTCAAGTGCTGGAGATTTATGGGTTAATACTGATAGACAACAGGTTTATCTGTTTACTGGATCTACATGGATTCTAGTTGGTCCAGAATTTAGTGATGGATTGTTAACTGGAACACAATCAGAAGTTATTGTTGGTTCTGATGACACTGAGTATAGTGTTCTTACTATTAAAATTGAAGATAAGCCAGCAATTATTATTTCGTCTCGAGCCTTTGTGCCAAAAAGTGCAATTGCAGGATTTAGAGGCGGTATCAAAGCTGGTATGAATGTTACTTCTATTGCTTTAGAAAATGACGAAATTTTAAAATATTGGGGGACTTCTGAAAAAGCAGAAAACTTAGTAATAGGCACATCTGTTGTACCTGCTGTAAATTTTCTAAGAGGCGACCAAGAATCAAAAACTGATTTTAAGTTAAAGATTAAATCAGACGAAGGACTAGAACTAGGTTCCGCAGGCACATTTAGAATTAAAAACGCAACTTCAACAGGTGTTATTGAAAATAGTGCAAATAATTCTAGTATAGATTTTAGACTAAACAATGGAGCAACAACACCTACGGTATTAAAAGTTGACGCTACTGAAAGAGTAGGCATTAATAATACTGCTCCAGAACAAGAATTAGATCTAAACGGAAATATTCAAGTTAATACAAAAAATAATCTTTCTGATACTGGTAAAATAATTGTAAACGGAACTCTTAACGCATCTGGATTAACTGATGGTTCTATTCTTACTAAGGGCGGAGTAGTTGTTGCTCAAGATATTAATATTGGCGGAAATATCAATTTAACTAACGGCGGCCAAATAACATCTGGTGATATTATTCCAGATACCAACAGCTCAAGAACCGTTGGAAGTGTTGCATTTAAGTACGATCAAATGTATGCTAACACATTTATTGGTAATGTGCAAGGTAACGTAACAGGAACAATAAGCGGTAGAGCAGGTTCAGCTGATAAACTAGCAAGTGCTACTACATTTGGTGTAAGCGGCGATGTTGAAAATACAAGTTTTGAATTTGACGGCCAAGTAGGCGGCTCAGTAAAAACATTTGATATTAGAGTTGCAAATAGTTTTATTAGTAATAAAGACGTAGTTTATGATGCAGGTAATGCAGACGAACTATTACTAAATGTCACAGGCGGTAACACAGGCGTTTATAGAATAACAAAACGTAATTTCTTAAAGACCATACCTTTAGTACCACCTGGTGCAATTATGCCGTTTGGAGGAAATGAAGCACCAGCAGGCTGGTTATTATGCGACGGGTCGTTAGTTAGCAAAACAGATTATGGCGATCTTTGGCTTTCGATTGGACACAATTTTAGAGATCCTGCACTTATTCCAGATGGTGGTGCTAATACATTTGCTATTCCAGATATGCGAGGAAGATTTCCATTAGGTGTTGACAACATGGGCGGCGTAAGCTCAAATCGTGTAACAGGGTCAACAGCAACATACGAATCAATGGCAGCAACTAACATATCAGGAACTGGGTATAATTCGTTCTTTACCGTAAATAGAGAAGATGGTATTTACAATGTTACTATAACTATTCCTGGTTTAGGATACGAGGTTGGTGATGTTTTAAGAATTACAGGTGATAGACTAGGCGGCACAACT